CTACACACATTTTCTTCTATATTCTATGATTTTGTTGTCGGTGCTAACGATTTTTTCAATGTCAGCAAACGATTTTTCAGGTGTAACATGTGTATACAAGTCCATTGTCATTTTCAGTGTTGCATGACCCAAATATGATTGAACGACTTTCGGCTCTATGCCTGACTCAAAACATCTTGTCGCAAACGTATGCCTGAATGTGTGACCACTAAAAAATGGAAATTCATCGTCACTGCTCTTTGTATCATTTATCCGTCTTACAACTGAACGTATAGAGTCGCTGTATATAACCGAATTAATTGGTGTGTTAAACCTTGTAACAAACAAATATTCGTTCTGTTCTTTAGGCCTGCGTGTCGAAACTATCTTTTTAAGCTCAAATTGTTTCGTCAGATATTCCTTGCACACACTGTTAATTGGTACGTGTCTGTAACTCTGCTTGGTTTTTGGTGGCTCAACATGAAATGTCTTGCCTTTATCTTCAAGGTATTTCTGATACACAAGTGTCTTATTAACATCAATATACCCCTCGTCCATATGTATATCTGCAATCGTGAGTGCAAACAGTTCTCCTGGGCGCAAGCCTGTATTAACTGCCACATTATACATGTTGTCGTAAAATGTGCCTTTACATGCTTCAAAAAACTCGCTCTGTTGCTCTACTGTCAATGCAAACGCGTTAACTTCCTTGTCTGCTCTCAACTTTACACCTTTCGCCGGATTCTTAATCATCAGGTCGTCTTCCATAGCTCTACTGAACATGTCATTTAAAATAACCTTGATTTTGCTTTGCCTCTCATACTTATAGTTATCGTCAGAAGCTTTGTCGATAAGTAACTGCACGTCTGACTTGCGAATAGATGTTATTTCATGGTTTCCTAAGTATGGTGAAATGTTCTTCTTATATATATGCGTGTACTCCCTAATGGTATTGGGGCGCACCCTCTTTTTCTTGTATACATTCATCCACCTATCAAACCACACATCAAGGGTAATGCTGTCTCTAACACTTGTGAATTGTTGATTGTCGGTCACTGCTTTGCTAAGTTCTTTCCGCAGTTCTGACAACTTGCTGTTGTAAATTGTCTTACTCTTGCCGAACCTATCTTTATATCTGCCCTGATAAAGTCCGTCCTTGCGCTGGGTTATTCCGACTCCCAGCTCTTTTCCTCTCAAATCCTTTCCCATACTGATTTATGGCTCCTTTCAAAATCAAAAGCCATTATATGATAATTTCTATATTACTACATAATGGCTTATAATTCAATATATCTATTTATATGCTATCTGTCTTTTCGAGGTATTTTTCAAACTCCCTGCGCTTAACTAATCGCTTACCTCTCCCAACGAAAAGTACAAAAGGGCACGAGGGATTATTAAGCATATCATTGATTCTGTTAATTCCTATGTTGCTATATTCCGCAGCTTCATCAATCGTCAGCGTTACCTTTTCCCATATTGGCACTTTGTTAATCATTGCCTGACTCCTTTCTATCTTTTCTTTAATGTCTGCCACTCTCCGGGAAGTGGTTGTTTTCGAGATTAATAGTCTCTGTGATACCTCTTCAAGGCTTTTATCAGCAACTAGCAACTCAAAAACTTCCGCTTCCTCATCGGTGAAATTGGCATTTTTCATAATTTCTTCAAGTTCCGGCTTAGTAAGTTTTGAAAACTTCATAAGCCTATCTCCTATTCTTCGGTTTTGCTTGCACTGTGTATACAAGTATTTGAGTATCGGCATGAACTGTTACACGGCTTATTATCCTCGTATACACATTGTCTTTCAATCGGCTCTATATCGCTTATAGTTCTGCTATTCATCAACACTACTCCTTTCTATTTCAAGTTCAAATAACACATTATCCCGCAGTCCGGAAAAATTTCTGTGTTCATATTACCTCTGTCCGGCGCAAGCTCATCTAAATAAACTTGTCCGTTTTTGTCTTTGAGAATTGAATGATTAACTTCCCTTTCTAATTTCGCCCGACTTTCAAATACTTGTGGAAAATCTACTCTAATCTTATTCCAATAGCCCATGCCACCCTTTACACAGCCAATGCAGTTATTATTCGGATAGCCTAAGTCGTACATTTTCGGTCGGGCAAAATCAAAAGTTCGTTCAAACAATCCGTGTACCTCTTCTTTTGATAATCCTCTGTCAATTAATGGAAATTCATGTTGTGCCTGTGGATTAGCTTCAATGGTTCTTTCGGCTCTCTCTGTTTCCTTAAGGTCAAATCCCCACACATAAGTAATCTCACAATCTTTGTGTTGTTCTTCCCATTCCTTGCGGACTCTCTTTTTCAGCCAATTCGTACATGGCGCAAATCCATTACCCGGATTTCTAAAACCACCAAACACTCTCACACAATCTTCAACAGAGTTGTACTCACTTGACTTTAAAACCTTTATCTCTTTACCGATAGCCTTTTCACAATCCTTTATGAACCGCATACTATCGGGATGTTGGTCAGCTATATCAATGTAAATCCATTCATCCACGTCTCCCGCTAAATATCCAGCCATAAAACTTGATATTCCAGCACTTATCCAACATACTTTTAATTTTGTCATAACACCACGCTACAAATCCATGTATCGAGGATAACAATAGCGCCGAGCGTTTTTTAGCATACTTTAAAGGTATTCTCTCAACCTACTCACTTCCCTATTGCTTTATGTATTAACTTCGTCTACTTTAGCTTCTTAACACAACCTCGGTTTACCGAGGATTCGTTATTCCTTCCTTTTGCATCTACAATTTGTTTCACTACACCACTGCTCTTGTATATCATCATCGGTCTTATCTCGCCCATGAATGTCGCGCCATGAAAACGCTACCTCTGTCAGACCGATTATCCCGAATACTATGAGGGCAGTGTATACTACTGTTGCTATGTTGGTCATTCTTCATCACTCCAATCTAACTTTTCATTCCTAATCTCCTACAAACTGTGTTATATCCACAATGCAACTCTTTCGCGATACCTGATATTGTAAATCCTTTTTTGCGTAACTCTATGACCGCCTCTCTTGTAACATCCGTTCTTGAGACAATGTTTTTCATTCTGTTGCCGCATCCCCTCATGTATTCTGTCGGAACATATTGAACAATATTATGTTCTTTTATATGCAATTCGGATTTCATCACTTGTAAATTTGAAATTTCGTTATTTAGTTTATTTCCGTCAATATGATGAACTACGATATTAGGTGGTAAATCATAACCAACCATATATTTACCTAATATTCTATGAACAGAAACTTTATCGTGTTTTATTGAAATTCCAGCGTAGCCACGATACATATAAATTTTATATTGGCTGTTTGGTGTGACATTTCTTCTGTTGCATTCTTCTATAATTGCTTTTTCTAAAACGGAATAATCTACAATGCAACTGCATTCGTTTACAAATTCCATATTTCTACACTTCCTTAAAATCCAATCTTTGACCGCAATGTTTACAATACTTTGGCTTGTTGTCGTAAGGCATTTCGCAACAAAGGTTTGTGTCACAATTGGGGCATAAATCATAGGGCCTTCCGTTTACTCCTTTCCATTCATGCCATATTCCCTCGCTATCGAAACAGCCATCGTGTACGGGTTTCTTTGGTATCTGTTTTTCAAGTGCTGATATTGCAAATCTAATTGCTTCTAAAACGTTGTAATCAGGGTGTGGCTTCCATCTTTCTTTTAGGTACTCAAAATGTATTCGCAAAAATTCAATCGCTTTTTTCGCTGTCATACTATCCCTCGCTTTCTTCCGCTTCATACCTATCTTCGTGAATTTCCCTATCCTCTTCGTGGGAATAAGCTCTTTTACAATGTGTGCAAAAAGCTAAAAGCTCTTTTATGTTTGTACTTTTTTCGTATTTGCAACCGCTACATGGGCTTGGTTCTTTATTATTCTTCTCTGCCATACTATCCCTCACTTTCTAATAACTCCGGATTGTCAAAGATGTTTCCGACAACTTCATATTCAGTATCATATTCAAGCCTGTGCTTATAATATTTTTCGTTAGGAATTGTACATATAATTTCAAAATCTCCAAATGTTATAAGCACATTCCCCTTGCTATTATTTATTTTTACAATATCATTCTCCCAAATTAACTTGCCGTTCTTATCTTTCAAGCCTGTGCATCGACAAATAGTGGTTGGGTCTACTTTGTACCATCCGTCTGTCTCTCCGCTAGAATAAAACATTGTGTTAGGTCCAAATATTAGATGAACTTCTTTGTCATACATATCTAAACCTTTTACATAATATCCTTGCACCCATTTTCCGCCGTTATAGACTCTCTTTGCCTTGAATAAGTATCTATCTTCCATATTCTCTCCTATTCTGCTTCTGATTGAAGCCAATTTAATATACACTTCTTACACACCCCTACATTATCTGCATAAGGACACTCGTCTATATGCATAACTTCAAGGCAGCTATCAAATAATGTATCTGCTAACTCTTCATCCGACATATTCCTTATCCTGTCGGCATTGGTGTGTTTACTATCACATCTGCAACAAGGCTCATTCTCTTTTGAATTGCTGTTGCGCCGGCAGTTACAAGAGGCAGAATTAACTAACCCCAAAATTTCATCGCAAAGGTCAAATATCTTTTCAGAAACCTCAATATCTTCACAACCGCCAATCGCTATTTCTTTGATTGCTTGTAATTTATCTCCTATTGCTAAACTATTCATTTTCTCTACCTCTCTTTAACTGTTCCACCAAGCAAACAAGACGTTCTATTCCGACATAATCGCAATCCGGAAGAGAATTTAATAAATCATCAAGTGCTTTATTGTAGACGTCATAATATAGTGATGTGCCAATGTTATCTGCTACGATTTCCGCTTCTTCCAAATTCATTCCTGTACTTATTTTTCTCACCTCTCAATTTATATGGTTTATATTCGCATTTTCCATTTCTTTTACTGCAATAAACATAACCATCATCATTTTTCGTAAAACAGTATTGACAAGTTCTGCATTTTTCAAAGAAATTTTCATCTTCCATCACTGCTCTCCTTATCCGGAAGCTTAGCCAGTTTCCATGGTGTACACCCATCGCCACTCCACGATGTTGCTCCATTGCTCCAAGCATAAACTATCCCATTCTCATATTTTGCAAAATATCTTTTACCCCACTCGGAAAAACTGCTATCTCTTATTAGTATTGGTGTATCAACTGCAACTTTTGACCAGTCAATTGGTGGTTCAACATATTCGCTATTCGCCCATTTTTTTCTTTTGTCTATGCAAAATTCATCACCATTAAAATTGAATAAACACTCTTTACACGCTGTTCCTTGACATCGCATTGGCTCTGATGTCACTTTATTAACTGCTATTGAACCACCATTACAAGCAATATCCAAAATCTGTTCTGCAAATTTCTCTCTATTTGTCATTGTCTGATACTCCTTTCCCATAATCTGGCATATGTTTAAATCTCTCATATGCCTTATTGTCTCTGTGCTTTTCCATGTAGGCTTTCTGCCTACTATCGTTTGAATGCTTTATATGAGCATTCTGTGTACTATCATTTTCCCGCACATAACTCATTAATCAATCACCTTTATGTACCTTTCATCAACGTAATTAACCTCATCAGCAAGGCATTGTGCCACTTTTGGCAATGTCAGACCGAATTGATTAAATTTATACAGCGTATCGATTAAGTCCCTAAATTCTGCGATAAACTCTTTAATTTCCCTAACCGACAATTTAAACATTAGTTTAAGTGCCGTACATGCTAAAACCATGTAGCTGTATGCCGTGTCGTTCAAAAGCTGTCTCGTATCGTTTATTGTGAGTGGATTATTCCTTTGATAAATCCTAATCAACTGTTGCATTGGGATTAAATTAATCTCTTTCTGCACGTCAATGCCGTATCTCACTTTCAAAAGTTCGGCAAGCGTTTCGGTTTTCATTTCATTTTCGGTCTGTGCCCTTTCAAGGTACTCATTTATGGTTCTTTCAAGCCTTACAATGCGCTTATTACCAAATCCATGGTGCAAATACAATACATAATAGCCTAAATCCATAAAGTCTGTGAAAGACCGCCTTACGAGCTTTCTGCGGTTATTGCTGTTTTTCAGCGTAACTTTTTCGGATTTTGTCCATGTAAAATCCGGCTCTTTGTGCTTTTTCTTTGGTTTCAGTTTGTTGCTCATATTTCTTCATTCTTTCTTCAAGTTCTCGTTTTGCCCTGATAAAACAGGTTTCGGTAGTTTCTTCTGTGACTTTTACAATCTCTTTACCGTGCCACCGGATAGTTATTTTTGCTTCCTTGCTATTGGTTTTGTAAATCATTTGCAAGTCATATTTTCTTTGCAGTGGTCGGTAAAAATCGTAAAAATCTTTCAAGGCGTCCATTGTGGACTCCTTTCTTTTATTTTCTGTCGTGCGATGTTTGCCTTTTCACAAGTTGCGTTCTTAACGTTTTGCTGATAGTGCATTTCGCAGACCTTATATCCGGGTTTTACCGGATTATCGCAGAAAAAACATAGCCCTTGTCCGTATCTGCCGGTTCTTTCGGGCATTTTAACTCGTGCTCTTCTCATTGTTTCTCTGCAAAATGTGCAAGTGGTATGCCCCGGGTCTGCTTTCCTTTTGCGACAGCGTGTGCATATGCCATTTTCCTTGTCTTTTTCGTATCGTGCTTTTCGCCATGCCTTTTGTCGCTCATTGTATTTTTTTACATCAGCAGCACGTTTCTTTGACGCGGCTTCGGCTGATTTCGCCCTACACTCAATACAGCTTTTTTCGTCACCATACAGCAAGTTCTTGCCACATCTAGGGCAAACACCAACTGCCTGTAATTTTTTATAAAGCTCTCTGCCATATGCTGTGCGTTTGCTGTTACATGCCGTGCAAACCACACCCTCTCTATCAAGCGGTTTTCCGCAGAGGACGCAAAGGTTACTGGTTTTTCGTTCTTCATATCTCTGTCTTGAATACTTGTCTTTTATCATTTTTCGCTAGGAGTAAAACATGTTTTAATTGGTCGACCAAAACCTCTTACCTCCTATCTTTTCATCTGCTCGATACGTTCCTTAATTTCTTTTGGCATTGGAATACCTTTAATTGGCTTATTTTGGCTTTTATTATCTTCAAACGATATTTTTATCGTCTGTTGATTTTTAGAGCTGATTTGAGCCGAATACGAGCTTCTATTGGTACTTTCAATCAATGCCTTTATGTCCTTTGGCATTTTTTGATATTCCTTATCTCGACTAACAACTGTCCTGTAGGTTCTCATAAAGTTTGACTGTACTACGTTTTCAATGCTCTTGCTGTCTGTCAGTGCCCAGTTTCTAAGATTATCAGGACTCCCGACAGCCTTTTGTACGAGTGGTGGGAGCTTGTTAAATTCTTCAACTGCACCATAGTAGCCATTCCTAAGTGCCTTGCTAACAAGGAACCATGCTTCCATTTCGTTAAGCTCCTGTGGGGATTGAACCTCATGCAGTTTGTTGATTAGCTGTCCGATGCTCGGCGCAAATCCGCTTGTATCGGAATGCACGTAAGTTTTCAATGCCGTAGAAATTTGACTGTAGCTGTATTCTTCCAACATCATATTCCACACATCTACTGTCTCGGATAAATTGCTCGGCTTGTAATTGGGGTAGCAATCACACATTATGCGAATGATTTTAACTGTCTCGTCTCTTGTCATTTCTCTACCTCACACATTATCCCAATCAATGGTGCCTTTATTAGCTGAATGTGGCTCATTGTCCTTTAGTGCAAACAGCCCTTGCCAACAATGGTCTACTGACTGATTAAGAATTTTAACTGCCAAATCATTGTCACCCTTTGAAAGTCTCTCAATAGTGTTCATAGCTCGGTGTAATGCCATGTCGGTGCATATCGGCTTCTTAATCTTTTTCCGCATTGTCAGATATTCCTGAAAAGCACTCTCTAGCATTGCATCATCAGGGTAGTAGACAGTTTTCTTTTTAGATATTGATTTATCAATATCTTTTTCTTTTATATCCTTATCTTTACTATCCTTAACTATACTATTCTTATCTATACTTACCTTACCTATACTATCCTGTGGCAGACAAGTGGCAACCATCTGGCAACCATCTGGCAACCCATTGGCAACCACACGGCAACCATCATCAGAAAATGTGTATGCGCCATTGGATTTTATCTTTAATTTTGCTAATTCTTCCTTAAAATTCGTTGGTGTATACCGGTCTTTTCTCAAAGCGTTTGCCATGCGCCAATGCTTAATTACAATCACACCATTATCAAACTGATATATGTATCTTTTTTCCAATAGTTGTTGTAAATCAGCCACACTTGCGTGAGCTTTGAACATGGAAACTGATACCTGGTTGCAAAATCCGTCATCGTCAGCAGACATAGATAAATGCAAATATAAGGCTTGCGCACTTGATGATAAAGCCATAAAATTATCATCGTCAGTGACTTTTTTTGTGAACATTCTACGTTCTGCCATTTAATTAATCTCCTATTTTCCTCAAGTTCCGGTTGATGTATTTTAATCTTTTTCCTCAAAATTCACGCAAGGAACATCAAGTAAGCAACCACACTTTTCGATTTCTTCCGCTCCCCAATATGTCTTGTATCTGTAAGAGTTTTTACATTTAAAGCAGAAATCCTTGCCGCCATTCAGCTTGTAACTTGTCTTTTCGTGCTCTAACTTTTTGCCAAGACTTTCATTTATCCTTTTGAGTTCCTCAACCTTTTTCTGCGATTTCTCAAAATCTTCAATGAGTTTGTTGTATTTCTTCTTACTTAAAATCTTCATTCTGAATCACCCACTTTCTTATCTCCAATTAGTTCCAATAGTTCCATCGGGATGGATAATAATATTTGAGTATCCATCTTTATAATCATTATTTCTCTGCTGCCACATATCTCCTAATGTCAATCTTGCATGTTTTCCCATATAGTCAAATGTTGCATATACAAAGAAATCGCCAATCCTAAAGGTATGAATATCAATATCATAATCATTCTGTAAATCATTCCATATTTTTACAGGATAATCTTTCTTTTCAAGTCCACTTAAAAATCTGAACGAAAAATTATCAGCTTCCATTTTCATAAAATCTTTAATATACTCAATCGTTGGATTTTCAACTACTGTCTGAACTGTACAGTTTGGGAAATCACTAGGGCTTTTATGCACATAATCGTTATATGATAAGTTGATATGTGCTAATCCGTTAAGTTCCTTTGAATATCCAGTAGTATTGATTGAACAAAACACATTATTACTATGCTTTTTGTATGTATCAATAAGTTCTGAAACATGGTTAGGATATAGCCCCGGCTCTCCTCCTGTAATTGTAAGTCTTGCGTTGGGATGTTCCGACAATATCTTTTTTAACGACTCAATCTGTGCCTTAAAATTATTATCGCCTTGCATAGGGTTCTTCCTCTCTAAACAGAACGGACAGTTATAAGGACATTCCTGTGTTAATATCAACTGTACATTTATTCGATAATATAAAGGTCTGCCAAGAGATGTTTTATCTGTTCTATCCGCAAGCCTGTACTGTAAATCGTTTTGCATTTCAGCTCTTATATCATCATAAGTGTTGAAATGCGGAATTTTGTGTAACTTACTGCTCATCGCTTTCACCCACTTTCAATAAATCCATAAACTTCTCATACTGTTTCTGCGATACTTTATTATGCTCTTTTTCTGGCTTTAAGCGGATTGTAAGATGTTTTTCTGCGATAGACGATAATTCCCTCGCTAATACCTTTTTACCTTGCTGTATGCCGTCTCTATAGCCTTTAGAGGGCTTGAATTCATTTATCTTTTCCTTGCCCTCTCCTTGACCGCCAGCCGTCTTGTTGTATCTGCACTGATAACCTCTTTTTGTGTATTCCAAAATCCAATGTTGCTCCATTTCGTCAAGCTTGTCTTTCGGATAGTACATAACATTCAACTTCCAACCATAAGGATTGTTTTCGCTATAAAATCCTCTTTTCTTGATTGATAAATCTATGTGCTGATAGCCTGTCAAGTGCGATATACTACGTTCTAAACAATCTACGCTTTGGCCGATATAAAAGTACGATATTCCGTTTTCATCGGTTCTAGTGTAGAAGTAAATACCACTTTGATTCTTCATATCGGGGCAAGCGTTTAATATGCGTTCTCTGTTCTTACTTTTTATGGCATATAATTGTTTATAATTTACACTTGGCATTTCTCTTACCTCCTAATATCTAAATCGCGTAATATTAGTATCGTCTGACCAACAGCCGAATGTATCGTTATCGCCATAAGCCTTGACGCTTACTGTAGCTCCGTCCATTCCATCAGCGATAAAATCATCATTGTAATTGGTAGAGTAAAATGATGTATGTGTTGTATCAAATTCTTTGTAAGTTCCATCAGCTTTTGTGACACGCACCTTATAGGATGTTGCATTTTCGACTTCTGACCACTTTACCGCTACGTGACTGTAATGAAAATACCTTGATGCACTCTTGTAGTAAGATGCATATTTCACTGTCGGAGTACCGAGAATGCATTTCTCAAGCCAATTTTTCACATAGTTGTCGATTGCATCTTTTAAAGCCCCATCGGGCTCGAAATTGATGTCTGGAATCTTCACAGATGGTGGTTTAAGTGGTGGCGTACATGCCGACACCGGTACAGCACTGGAAAGAGCCAGTGTAAGCGCGCCGATTATTGCTACTAATTTTCTTCTTTTTCTACACATTGTTTTATCCTCCATTATTGTTCTTTTCATTTTTCTACACATGGTTTTATCCTCCTTTAGTCTCATACTCACACCTCTTTAATTAAATGGTAATTCCTCGTCAATACCATTAGGTATTGACATAAAGCTATCATCGGGTTTTGGCTGTGGCTCTGCACCGCCACTTGAATTTTTACTGTCGCAAAATTCCAACTTAGATATGTTGCAATCGTTAGTGTAGACTGTGTTTCCGTCTTTATTCTTGTAGCTTCCTGTAGTCCACTCACCGATAACTGCAATCTTTGAACCCTTAAATACGTGCTTTTCTACTGTTTCAGCAATCTTGCCGAAAGCCACACAGTTAATGAAATTTGCCTTATCGTCTTTCTTCTTAAAATTCTTGTCAACGGCAAGTGTAAACCTTGCTATTGCCATTGCATTCTCTCCCTGTGAATATCTAATATCCGGGTCTCTAGTTAATCGGCCCATTAATACTACAATGTTCATTATTTTTCCTCACTTTCTACTAACTCAAATCTGTATTTCTACTCTGCATTAGGATTTTTTCTTTTCAGAATTATATATTTATTATTTACATCTTGATTTTATATACCCTAATTGGTTGTCCTTCACTTTTATCGCTTTCTTGTGGGTAATATGTATCACCAATCCATTCAAATTTTAAATATACTAATTCAAAATCATTTTTTTCAATGCTGCAGTTTTTAGGCAATCCATGAAAATTTTTACTAAGGCGAAAACAAGCCTCTACATCATTATCCTTATACCAATTCATATTTATCAAAAATTGTGTTTTATCATTGCTGATACCGCTATAAAAATTTCTCATTCACACCTCCAATCTGTCCAAAAGAAACTCTTGACATATAATCTCTTTTCTAAAAAGGGCACTCATTAGGATTAGCAAGTAGCCATTCCTTGTTGCGTTCTGCAACATCTACATTCGCCCCATAAGCGACTCTTTTCATCTTCTCGATAAAACTATCACTATCAGAATTTTCTGCTGATAGATGGCACATTATTACGTTCTGCAAGCTATCTGAATAATTTGCCTTAACAAAATCGCAAGCCGTGTCAATGGATAAGTGACCTCTGAAAACGTGATTAGCTTTGCCTGTGTTATCCCTGTCGATTAAATCCTTGTCATAATTCACACCTAAGAGAATGTGGTTTATGTCCTTAAACTTCCACTTGATTAGTTCACAATCGGTTATGTAAAGCATTCTTCCCATTTCCTTGTGAGTAATCAGAAAGCCGTATATCGGGCAAGGTTCGCCATTTGCGTTTGTGTGTGTCCAATTTCCGTCTATTGTTGTTAGGTCAAATGCCTTAACTTCAAAACCGCTAAATGGTATCGTGTGATAACGATGTATGCCCTCGTGTTGTGCGTATTGTATATATGGTGCATAAATCGGTATTCCCATTGATTTAAAATCGTTTAATGACTTGCTGTGGTCTAGGGTAGGTGGGTGTGACTTATAATCACACCCTTTATCCCCCTTATATGCCAATCTAAGCCTTTTTTAATCTCCTTAATCGGTATTCCGCAATCAAGGATAAGCGTTTCTCCACTGTCGGAAGTTAGCAGATAGCAATTTCCGGCTGACGATGAGCCTAAGCATTTTAAGTACATTTACACCTTCTCCTTTACTCGCTATTTCGCAAAAACAATAATAATTTTTCTGTACAATCAGCACAAAGGTCGTATCTATAATCTACATATGAATAGCCATCCGGATTGCCATAAAACATTGAATGAAAGCACAGTCGATTTTCTTTTTTGATACCATATTTAAAATATCCAGCCCATTTAGACAAACTGTACTCAAAAGGCTTTCCACATCTATCGCATTTACGGATTTCTTCAACTGACATACTTATACCTCGATTTCATCATCCTGTGGGAACTGAAAGCACTCCCTCGTTGCCTTGTCAAATTCTTCATTGCTCAAAAGATTCGCAACATCTTTAAAGGTATCTGTGGTAGACGTATGATGATAAAACTCATTATTTTCATATGATTTTCTCAACATTTCCATAGCCTTATACGCTTTCTCTTTAGAAGAGTACTTGCCTAATACATATTTTTCTCCATTGTATAGTGCTATAACACTCTCCATTGCGTGGCACACAACTATCTGCTCATAAGGCAAATCAACATTGCCATGCTGTGAAATTACTCTCATATCAGTTCTCCTCACTCTGCATAAACGGCGGTAGTTCCTCTGACTGCTTGTCGGCTGTGTCGGTCGGCTCTACATCAATTATGTTGTCCTCATCAAAATCTACGCTATTTGCGTTTTCTTTGATTTCATCGGCAACAACCTTTTCTGTATCAAGTTTTACATCTGATACATTTTGAAATTCCTCTTGTGCATATAAACCTTGAAATCTATCTGGAAACGCTTCTCTTAAGGCCTGCACAACAGCTACTTTTCTAATCATTGTGGCTGGTTTTTTCGCCCATTGGCTGTTAAGCGAACCATCTTTTTTTCTTCCTGCGTACTCATCAAAGCCTACTGACTGATACTCGTCCTCTTTTCCGTCAATAAAGATTTTCGCCCAGCCACCTACGATAGTTTCGTTAGGTAAAACCATTGTTCCCTCTCGCTCTTCAACGACTCCGTCCTTTTTAATTACAATAATTCCTGCTTTCTTTCCCTTATATCGTGGGTCTGCATTGGCTCTCTTTGTAAAAACGTCTTTTCCAGTAACTATTGTGGCCGGGTCGTTGCTTCCATACTTAATAAGGTATGCTTCTCTCAAAAACGGATTTAAGTGCTGGTATCTGCATAATGACATAAACATCATTACTTCTCCGTCAGATACATTGCCGCCACCGCTTACAAGGTATCTTTTTATCATTGTTGGAGAAATTTTTACCATTTCCCCATTTGATTCATACTCGACTATTTGTGTATTCTCTGCCATAATTAATCCTCCTAAATCTCATTGAAAATCTGAACCGCAAACAGTTCATTAGCTGTCTGCTTGAATAAAACTCCGTCAGATATGACTGTATACATATATCCGTCATACTTAAGCTCTACAGTATGCTTTTTACCACCCATATAATAATTTCTCTTTTTGATACTCATGCCTATACCTCCTATAATCCAAGTAACTTTTTGAGTGTTTCTCTTGCTCTCTCGGCTTCATCTTTCACCTGTTCCTCACTTTTTTCAGCAAGCCTAATTACCATTTTGTACTCTTCCTCTGAAAGTTCCTCTTTAAGCGCACGTAAAACAATGACTGCTTCTGCAATAATATGGTTTCTTTCGCCTTTGAATATAACTTTTCCGTCTTTTGCTTTAATCATTTCTATTCCTCACTTTCTTCAAAATGTTCTTTTATATCCAACCCATCATCGTCGTACCACTCACACCATTCCCGTTCTTCCTCATCAAAATACTCAAGCCCGGAAGCATTGCAGTAATCCGGCTTTATGTTGTTTTTGTACTGAAATAAGTCATAATCCCATAATGTATTAAGGATTTTCCAAGCCTGTTCAATGCTTTCAACTTCGACATAAAAGTTTTTAACCGCTCCTACTTGGCAGTTATGCCAAACTCTTAATTTTGTCATATCACACCGCCTCAATCACAAGCTCTTTGTCCTGTGTGTGCTTTAATAAGATTAGCTGGTTATCAATCTGTGGTATTCTCCAATCGTCAACGCTCTCTGTATCATCAATAATAATTGGGAAATTAACGCTTGCTACTTTCTGAAAAGCTCTGCATATGTCAACTTCTGTCAGCATCCTTGCACCATGATTGAGATTTCTTGCGTATGCTTCACCATTGTATACAAAGTCGCAGCACTCCTCGGTATCACCATTTAAGAGCGGTCTAAACAGCTTTGCTGTAGCAAAATCCAAGTACTTATTAACATCAGCCTGTAAGAGTTCGTTCTTCTTGCGAGTAAACTCTTTCAGCAAATCAAGCTTTCTCTCCCAATCGGCTATCTCTTGATTGAGGTCTTTTCTCTTATCTTCAAGGTCGGCTATGCTATCGTCTATACGCTTGTTATTCGCCACACCAAGCTCAATCTTTGTGTCAACCGATGAAACTTGCCTTAACAGTTCGTTTCGCTCGTTTTTAAGCTTTCTGATAAGTTCCGATGTGTCATTTTCATCTGCAAGAGCTTTCTCTTTTTCCTCGATTTTAGCCTTAAGTGCCTGATACTCACTGTTGCCTGTCATATCAATATCAGTAGGCAAGTCTCCAAGCTCCATTTCAGTACCATCGCGTCTTATCGTCAGCTCCTTAAGTTCTACCTCAAGGTCTGCTATCTCTTTTTTCTTATCCTCGATAGCCTGTTTAAGCTCCTTGTTGTCATTTGATAGTGCATTTCCCTTATCTTCAAGCTCTTTAAGGTTCTTTGTCTTTCGCTCGTCAAAGTCAGCTCTCATGCTCTCTATCTTATCTTCCGGCAACTTCTGACCACACATCGGACAATTAACACTGCTTTCATCAAAGGCAAGCTCCTTTGCTTTTTTCCAATCAGCACGTACCTTTTCCAAGTCTCTTGCGCAATATCTAATTTCTCTTTCAGTTCTTTCTATTTTAGCTTTTCCGGCTTTTATCATTGATTCTGTTTTGTGAATCGAAGCATCGAAGCCATCAATCTGTAACTGTAGCTCCATGCGCTTTTTCTGATTGTCGGCATTGGCTTTTCTCTCCATGTCTGAAAGCTCAAATTTAAGGTTCATAATGTCCTCTGTGGCTTTCTGCTTATCCTCTAAAATCTTGTTGTAGTCGGATAGCTTATCTTCAATTTCCTTAAGCTGTGGCTCATAGGTTTTCTTCTGCAATTCAAGCTCTGCAAGGTCTGTATACTCATTGGTGGAATGGATTGTATCAATCCTTGTTGAGATTTCGTCTCTTTCCTTGACAAGTCCTTTTGAGCCATTCCTACCGCCTGTGCCGTTTAGCTTGTCACGGCATACTTTTTTGAGCTGGTCCACATCGCCATCGTCAAACATCGGCTTAAGTTCGGCAAACTGTGGGAACATATCGCAGATTTCGGGATTTTTGTGTGTACCAAAAAAAGTTGAGAGCGCTATTCTTTGATTTGTTGGCGATTTAAGCAACAATGTCATAGCGTTAAGACAAAATGGCAATATCTTGAGGTCTGCGATATTATCGTTAATAAACTCGTTGTATTCAACCATTTTGTATGTAACATCATTGACATAATAATCTGTGTGTCCCGAACAAACTTCGCCGTCCTTATTTCTTCCTTGTCTTGTGATTTTTTTCAAAGTCTTTGCTTTTCCGTCAATCTCAAAGGTAACGGCTCTTACAATATCAACATCGTCAATCTCGACTCCGTTTTCATCGTGGGGCCTTATGCCTGTAATCTCTCTGTCGTTCTCATCATGGCAATTCAGCACATCAAGAATAATTCTCTTAACTGTTGATTTGCCGACTTCATTCTGACCGGACAACACAGTTTTCATTGAAAAATCTGTGTCTAATGTGTTTTTGCCGTAGAATTTACAAAAATTCTGTGCAAAAATATGTATAATTTTCATTGCGTTTCCTCTCTTTCTATTTGTTTATGGTTTTTAGAATCAAATTTCCGTGTAGGCTTGATTTCTTCACTACTCTTAAGTATGAGTCCGACTCCGATACAAAAAGCCACTCGCTCGCCACATAATGAGCCTTGTTGAGCAATAACTTCTGCTCTCTTGTTAATGGCTTCAATCGGTATCTTGTATCGCCCAGCCTAATTCGTCTTACATTGTCGCTCATTTAGTTTCTCCATTTCTTTATCTAGTAACGCTTGAAAGTCAAATGATTTATCTTTGTGCCGTTTAGCCCGATATAGTTCTTGTAGGTAATCGTTAGCACTCTTACGTTTCAATTGGCTACCAATCGCAGTAGATGTCAAGATTTCCGTTTCCGCCCCCCTCGTCATATACAATCCCTTGTATGCCAACAGGAGTATCAACTACAGTTCCGTGTGGTAAATCGTCACTTGCAATTACCACGTATTCGTTTTCATCAACTACAAGTCCATGCTCATTTAGATGTCTGCCCGGGATATTCAGACCGCCTCCAGGTAACACTCTCTGTGAGTACCACGTATAAGTGTAATCGCCATATCTGACTCGCCCTAGCTTCTTAAATCGGCTACAACTGTACTTCTTACGGCAAGTTGGAACTGTTGGCTCTTCATAGGTCTGCTCAACTACAACCGGCTCATTCTGAATTACTGTCGGTTCAATCTTCCCTAGCATTACATCATTTAAATAGGAAGAAACACCGGCTGTCAGTTCAACTTTGCTATCTGCTTTCGCTGCTATTGGCTTTAAGGTCATAGTTCCAATTGTTAAAATTGATAACATCAATATCAGGTTTCTTTTTCTCATGCGGTTCGCCCTCCTCTATGAGACATATTGCAATCAGTATCAGCCAAAAGACTGTTACGATTGCTCCAACGATAATACTCGCTGTCTTAATTCCGTATGCCACCGATAATCCAAGGAAAAATGCAAATGCCAATGCTCCGAAAATCGAATAGCCACAGCCGGTGTAGAATTTCTGCTTTAGAGTTCTTTTTCTCATACAATCCACCTCACTATGCAAAACTCTGTTGAGCGTTTGCGTCATGAATAAGCTCATCAAGATACTTAGGTACGACATAGCAATCAATAAACTCATGCACATCGTCTATATACTTTCTCTTGATACTCTTATAAGTAGATACGCAACCATACTCGCGCTTTAACTGTGTCCATATGTCAGAAAATGTCTTGTGCCTGATACTGTTATCCCTGTATGCTTCGCTCTGCTTGCCGCCAAGAATATTTACAACTCTGCGCTTAACATGCTGTTGTATCTCGTCAATATCGCAACTATAAAGTGGTACGTTTTCCTTAAGTTCGCTCACATCATCTTTGATGTCATTTACTTTCTGCTCTAATTCTGTATAGCCCTGTGCCAAAAGCTGTATCTGACCGCCTGTTGTCTTTGGCATACCATAACTGCCTGTCTTTCTGATTGACGGAAGTACCTCATCCATTACCCACCGCTCAAATTTCTCTGCACTAGGCAATTTTGATTTCATAATAAGTCGGTATAAATCTCCCTCATTTATGTATGACATAGATTGCACTCCACTAGATGTAGGGGTGTCACGTTTCGTTACTCCCTTGCAATGGTCATTAACTGCCTTGCGTGGATTTGTATATCCAAGTGCGGTTGCTACATCTGTTGCTACAAAATATGGCTTTCCGTCAATTTCTATCATTCGGACTTCTCCAAACTCTTCATTATTGAAAATTTGTAAATCGTTCATGTTTTCTCCTTTCTACTCGATAAAATAAGAAACTTCTACGCCAAAATAATTAGCAATCTTAATTAGCTTGTCTGTTTTTGGCATTGATTTTCCTGACTTCCAATCCGAAAAAGTACTCCGTGCCATTCCAAGCTCTTCCGACAGTTTGTAAAACGAAACGTTTCTAGCTTTTATGAGCGTGTCAAGTTTTTTAAAACTCGCCTGTCGTTTTTTCTTATTCAATTTCCCATCTCCTTTCTTGACAATAGTTAGGAAATCCGTTACAATAAAAATGTCATATTAGGCAAAATACGCTAGGAGGTAAAAGCCTTGAAAGCAATTTTGATTTTGCCTGTTCCATATTTGCGAGGTCGCATTTAAAATGTAGCAATCGGTGTAGCGCATTTTGGGCAGTAAAGCTCGATAAAAAATCATGGTTGGCATGTCCGATAATATGCCGTGCTACGCTAGATACTCCTCTCAATCCGTCAGCTAATGGCAATTAGACTGCTGAACTTAAACTGCATAAGTGACGGAACATTTAAAGAAGCATTGGTACTACACAGTGCGTCGAAAGACTGCAAAATGTATGTGGTGTAAAAAATAAGGCAACGGCTGTTGGTGGTAGTACACTAACAGCTTTTGTTTTTAGTTCAAAAATCCTAACTAAGTCTTGATAAAAATTAGAAAATCGTGTATACTATGAATTGTCCAGAAACATAATATTATTTTCTCAATTTTATTTTTTATTGAGTTGAGATTTCCTAACTTCTTTTTCATTCTACATTAGGAAGTCTTATTTGTCAACCCCAAATGTTGAGAAATCACAACTTTTTTTAAAGGAGATTTTCTATGTACGAAAGATATTGTAAATTAAGAGACTCAAAAGGGTTAAATGATTCAGAAGTGGCTAAATATGGTGGTTTCCCTAAAAGTACTTTTTCAGATTGGAAAAAGGGAAAAAGTAGTCCAAAATTGTTTAAGCTGGTAAAAATCGCAGAATGTCTTGATTGTTCACTTGATTATTTAGTTACCGGAAAAGAGCACCATTCAGTTGTTGAAGAGGCAACAAAAGACTTGGCTCTGTCGAACATGGATAGTAGAATCAAGGACTATGCGTTGAAATTATCTAAATTGTCGGATAAAGAGCAAGAAAATATTATGAATTTAATAGATATGATGTATGAAAATACTCAAAATAAATTAAATTAATAAGAAAGGTGGTATTTTATTATGAGTAAAACTGTTAAATGTCCTAAATGGGGTTGCGATGGTGTTGGCATACCTGTTGATACCAAGAAAAAATTCTCATTCGGTAAAGCACTTGTCGGCAACACAGTAGGCGGTCTCTTCGGACCTGTCGGTGCCGTTGTCGGTACTGCTACCGGAATTAAAGGCAAGAACGGCAAAACAAAGTTTGTGTGTTCAAAGTGTGGTAACGTTTGGGAAAAGAAAATATAACCACAAGGCAGAGCTTTTACTCTGCCTCTATTTTTCCTTTAATAAATATGTACAAGTACAATAACAGGTCTTTATCTTCCAAGCCCTCAATCATTTTAATTATTTCATCCTTATATTCCATACAACACTACCTCCGATACATCAATTATAGAACATTTGTTCTTAAACGTCAATAAGGACGGCAGAAAAATCCACCGCCCTACCGAAACTTGAAGAGTTCTCTTATTTGAGAACATCATTACTGTAGCACTTTAAAGTGTTTTATTTTGTCGAATATTGACAACATGGATTGCAAAGAATAGATATATTACTACATAATTAATTCCCCCAATAAAATATTACATATTGAACTCTACAACTCATATTCCCTTGTACTATATCTTTAAAAACTACATACCAACTATTATTTAACATAGTTACACCTTCTAAGTGAGAAGGAAAAGCCTTTCCGTCACCATTACTTATTAATATAGCAATATTATTAACAGAGAGACTTTCTAACTCAAACATGTTTTTGACTTGTTCTAAGGTAAATAACATAAATGAATTATTACCCGATTTCACTTCTTTTACTATAGTGCCAGCTTTAATTTTTATACCATTTAAATTAATTTTAAAATCCGTCTTTAAATTGCCTAAACTCTGGTTTAATTCACCATATTTGTCATTCAAAATCTTACCTTGGCTCGCATCTAATGCGCTGCCAGTGGTAGTAGTCGTGAGATTGTTCGCTAAATCTTTAAAAGCAAAGCTTTTCAAATCAGCGAACCACTTCTTAATTTTCCTGAAGCCGACCGACACTTTTTCGCCAGAAACAAGGTTTGCTCTAGTTGTTGTATCGGCAAAAGTAACTGTTGTATCGCTTATATTTCCACCTTCTGCAACCGCTCCGATATTGGCAGGAGTTATGTTTACATTTCCTCTGCGATAATATGCTTCTTTTGCACCTTTTACTCCTGTTACCGGTGTGCCGGCAAGCACATCCCAATATCTATCAACAGTTAAATATACGTTACTTCCGGCAGGAATTATATTACCAGCCCCCTCTTTAAAATCAGTGGTTGTGGTAAACTGGTCGGTTATATTGTACATATCACCAGAATTAGCATCCGCTGTGCTCGGTAAGTCGGCAAAGTTGATTGTTCCAAGAGGCCTTAATGCCCCACTTAAGCTCTCAGATATTTCTTTGGCTTGTTCTGCATACTTTTGCGCTTCCGACTCGCTCTTAGCAGAGCTAGTCTCGCTTGTCTTAGCATTAGTTTCAGAAGCCTTGGCTTTTATTTCGCTTTCTTTAGCATTGCTTGCAGAATTAGCTGATTCTTGAGCTTTGCTTGTGGCAAGTTCTGCTGATTTTTGAGCTTGTGATACGGATTGAGTCATGCCGTCAAGATAGTTCTGAATAAGTCTTTGAATTTCAGTGTCAAAATCCTCAACAGTTCCCATCCGCTTAACTATTCCTGGCGCGAAACACATCCATATCTGCTGTTTTTTCGTGTCAGAGTCGGTCGATACCGCCCATTCTCCGGCTTTCATTTTTAAGGGGTCAAACTCCGAGTATGCCCCTCGCCTCATTTGAATTGCCATAAGCTACACCTCATTCTCAATTACACTTTTTGCATATGCGTCAAGCGTTAATATCGCTGATAATGCATTATCATCTACAACCACACGATTTACCCTCGCATTTGGATTAATAACTTTGCCCTCACTGTTAATTTCGTCATAAGTTATTGCCATTCTCTTTACGGCTCCATCCTGTGCTATTGCATAACCTTTAATATTAATCATAATCAATTACCTCGCTTTCTGCTGAATATAGCAAATTGTCCATGTATTCTGTTGTTTCCGATATAATATTGTTTACCGTGTTATCTCGCTTTTCTTTGTACTCCTCTACGTTAAAACGTTCAAACCTTAGTGTGTCATATTCTTTTTGAATTGCTTTAACTTCCCATCCGAATTTTAAGTTAGGAGTTCCTTCAACCTCAAAATAGGCTGAATTTCTATTTAAAATATAGCAATCTCCTTTACCATACTTTTGCAAAAACACTTGATACTTGCACTCGGTGTCTATTGTTTCTGCAAAAATATCATCTAAATAAATTAGGCACTTGCCTGTTTCGTCCAAAGTTGCTTCTCCAATATCTCCAAACATTGGTGATGGCATTTCATAACAATATAGTAGGCGCTTATCATAATCTTCCGTATCTGTCAATCTGCTCTTGGTGCCTGAGCAAAAAAACATTCCTGGGTTGAGCATTACCATTTTCTTATAGTTTGTGTCGCCACCCGAGTCATATAAGTCTATAAATCCCTCGTCTTGATTTCCGGCAAAAAATGTTGTTTTTCCGTTCGGATGATAGCCATATATATTGCACCCGGTTATGGAAAAAAGTTGTTCTGATTTTGGAACACTTATCTTCAATGTGCCTGTATCGTTCGCTGATTGCAACTGTATCTTAACGCCTGTTAATGTTCCTGTTTTTATAGCATTTGCACTTATTTCTAGTGCACTCACATATTTACTTGTAACAGTGTCTTTCGTAATTTGAGTAACTTTAGCAGTAGTGTCAGACACATTATCCCAAGCAATTTTCACACTGCTATCAAGTGCAATGCCTTTATTATCCAGCGTTACAAGTGTCTTTCCGTTTGCATCTTTGACATACTGCTTGCCGTTTACGTTATTCTCACCGCCTAAAGTGAGTGTGCCACCATGCGCCCAGTCAAAATTAATGCCGATAGCCGACATAATATTGAAAATAGCGTTTCCGTCTTTATCAATTCCGGCTTTCCATGTTTTGCCGTAATCATTTGATACAGCCATGCCATTAGCCGTCATTTTCCACTGTATGTTGCTTGAATTAAGGTCGGCTTTATTGTGCATAATGTAAATGATTGAGCCGTCCTCTTGCACTTGTTCAGTCTTAAAAAGTCCAAGCGATTGGGACATTAGCTGTGTCAGCAATTGCATTTGTTTATCATATACACTTAGTTGTGCCTGCGCAACTTTCCTAGCTTGTGCGACAGCCTTTGTCTCACTACTGAATTTATCCGCACTATTTCTTGAAGCATTTTCAGCGTCACATGAAATTTTTGTACCACTTCCAACTGTAAATGTTCGGTTAGAAATAAAACAGCTATAGGTATTCTGCTTGCGGTCTGTCACAAGTGCCACATCTCCGCTCTCAATCAGTGGATTTGACAAGAGTGTAGCGTCAAGAGGTCTGAACCTCATGCCACCGATTTTTTTGAAGATATAATTTGCAACTGTCTGCGCCTTGTCTGCCGGAATAAACGGATTATCAGAGATTGAGACTACATATCCCTCTTTTCCGGCAAGTGCATTAACATCTTTTGCCTTATCCTCTTTTGAGGTTACAATAACTTTAACACCTGTAATAACAACATCATCGGTCGCAACATTCAAGTCTTTTTGCGTGTAAACATTGTGGTAATTTCTCGCCTCCGTGAATGTTCCACCATCAGCAATATCTCCACTTGAATAGTCGGTAAAATTTCCACCATCAACACTATCTCCGTCAGAGTATGGTGTAGTTTTTGTGCTAAAAGTTCCACCATTGTAATTTTGGCTCTCAAACTGGCTCATATCATACCACTCGATAAGCAATTCCCCATCATGACCGCACTTGCCCCATAATCCGCTCAACTGTAAGATGTAAGCTATTACCTGTCCATATGTGAGCTTTTGATTATCACTTGGTATCTCGTTAATCACGTAATCAGAGTTGTCAAATCTTGCCATAGTAAAAGGTACATCGCACTTAATGCAAGTGTCTCTGACTACCTCATACGCTGTCGTAGGGTAGCTTAAATTGCTGTCATACTCACGATTGAAATTATTAATATTGTCAAGGCAAGTAAGCGTTATGAGTGAGCCGTCATAGCTTGTTTCGCTGACTCTATACTCACCGATTTTTAGCTTTTCGGTTGTGCCGTCAGAAAAACTTTTTGAAACATATGCTGTTACGCTTGCCTTGTCAAAATCATACTTGCTGTAATCCTCGTAAATGTTATTCAGCTTAATTTTCAGTTTTCCGGCAATCAAAGCCCCGATTGTGAAAGTGCCATTGCTTGATGTTGAGTCATTGACCTCGAAGCCATTCGCCCACAACTCACTATCACTAATAGGAATTTTTTCACCGCTTGCCGTAATTATGTCAGCAAAGCAATTTACATTTATATCATTGTCGAGCATTACTGCTCTTTGCCATTTAGCCGATACGTTAAGCATTTAATCACCGCCTTATACTTCTATGAGGTCAAAACTCAATGTCTCATACCTCTTATTGTTAATAGTCCATATCTTGATAGGTGCGCTCCTATCGCCCACATAGAACGTGCGTGTTTCGTCAGTGCCACTCATAGCGTCAGGATATGTCACTCTGATATATTCGGGGTTTACCATTTGAAGTATCTTTGCTGTCCTAGCCGTGTCTGTACCACTCCATGACAATTTAAGCTGTCGTTTCTGTGCTATTCTGTTTTTATGCATTTGAGCGTCCTGTGTACGTCCACTGTCGCTTGCAGACACATCAATCATGCCCCATTCAAAGCTTGACGGAGTAGGTAATTCCGCTCCGTCTACTAACATCATTGCCATACTGTTACCTCGTAAAAAGACACCCACGCAAGGGTGAGTGTCTTAACCAAATTCATTTGCTACAATATATCGTTGTCCGTGCTTTGCTTTGCCTACCTGTGTCATGCGATAGAGTGTTTCACTGTCGCATTTAAACACATTCTCAATGATAGGTGCAGAATTTCCACCGGTGTTATAGTTCATCAGTGCTTGAGCCATTCCCTCTAATACAGCATCTCTAATTCCGTCTGTAATCTGTTGATTGTTTGCGACTACGTTTCTACCATTTGAGAATTTACCGACTAACTCATTGTGATTGATGAAAGCCATGCCGTCCTCTCCCCTTGGGAAAATTCCGCCACTAGCAAGCCTTGGAATATGCACTTTTGGAACTAACGATACTCCGTTCCAATTTGCACCGGCCACCTTAGCAGCCATAGAAACAACTTTGTTAAATCCTCTTAATAAAGAGTTAATTCCACTGACAACAAAATTAACCCCATTCTCTATTTTTGAAATAACGTAGTTCATAGCCCCTGTGACACCGCCTCTTATTGAACTCCACACATAATTAAATGCGCTTGTAATTCCATTTTTCATAATATTAAAGCAGTTTGTGATAGGTGAAATAACATTGCCATTAAACCAGCTCGCCACCCCTTGCCAAGTAGATATAACAAAGTTCTTTGCTACGCTAAGTGCCGATGTTATGCCAGCTTTCAACATATTAAAAAAGTTTGAAATCGGTTGTATTACCGTACTATTAAACCAACTCGCTACCCCTTGCCACGTTGAAAGGACAAAATCTTTTGCTGTCTGTATCGTTGTTTGTATAAGTGTTTTTAAAAAGTTAAACAGATTTGAAATTGGAGTAATCACATTATTATTAAACCAGCTTGAAGCTACTATCCAAATTGCTTGAATTATTATCCAAACACCTTGAAAAATCTGTTGTGCTCGTGTAGCAAAGCCTTTAAAAAAGCCAACTATCGGCTCAATTACTGTGGAACTAAACCATTTCGAAGCTCCTTGCCACACAGTTACTATGTCTTTCCATAGAGAGCCGAAAAAGCCACTTATGGTTTTCCACATATCTTTAAAAAACGAAACTACAGGCTCAATAACATTTCCATTGAACCATTCGCCAACTGTTGAAAACAGTTCACAAACTGTGTTCCAATTATCCTTTACCACAACAATAATCGTTGCGACTGCTGCCACTATTGCTCCAACAATTACTGCCGGCAATGCTGCCACACCAGCTAATATTGCTCCGATTGTGGCTAATGCAACACCTATTACCATTAAAAGCTCATTCACCCAGCTAAATCCGTCTTTTAGCATTTTGACAAAATTTACAATAGATAAAATTGTTCCGGCTATTGCCGAAAAAGCAGAACCGATTGTTGCTAATAGGTCTACTGCCCCTGTTCCGAATGCAGCCGTTATTGCATCACCCAAACTTAAACCACTGAATAATCCCTCTATGAGTAATCCAAGATTTGTTGATAGTGAAGCAAAAATGGTTTTAAACGCTTGCATTATTGCCGTTCCAACGCCAGCTCCTTCTACAAGCTCAAATCCAATTTTTGAAGCTATTGCCTGTGCTATTGCTTTCGATAATGATTTTCCAATAAAAGCGAGTGCCACTGAACCCAATTTTAGTGAAATTATCTTTTTTATCAGCAATGTGCCAACTATTATCTCAACAGTTTTAATGTCCAAATTGCTTAAAAAGTCCGTAATTCCTTTGAGTACATCTTTCCACGACACATTTTTAATTGCCGTGGTTAGCATGGTGTATATTCCTTGTACCCATGCATTAATAGTTTTTGCTAGTAACGCAAAATCAAAATTCTCAAAGAATCCATTAATGCCGTTAGCAATCGACAAGCCAAAATTAGCCCAGTCGAATGTTGTGCCGAATGAATTAAGGAAATGCAAAGCTGTGTTCAGTGAACCAGCTATTGTTGCACCCAAATCATAAAAGAGTCTTGGGCTGATTAAGCCATTAAGGAAGTCTGCAAGTCCTTTTCCGAAATTGTCAGCTTTCTGATATATCTTCTTCCAATCAATGCTCTCCATAGCACTCGCAAGAGCGTCACCGATGTACTTTCCGAGTGAGTATAAATCTTTGATTGATGATTTGTATTTTTCGAGTAATCCATCTGTTTTTTTCAGTGAGCTATCAACTCCACTGCCAGCTCCACCGCTACCTGAACCGCCACTGCCTGAACCGCCACCACTGCCACTATCGCTGTTATCGTCAAGTGCGTGTATCTCGTCTATACTAAGCAGTGTCTTTTTCAGTTTTTGGGCTTTCTTATTAGAGCTATCAGCGTTATCGCCAATATCGCCCACTCCGCCAGCTATGTCCTCCATGCCGTCAGCCGTGGCACCACGACCGCTTATCTCGATAGTCCATCCGAAGATTGCTCCGAGTGCGTCAGCTACAGTTTTTGTAAAGCTGATAACCTTGAGCATTACTTTACTTAATGCTTGAACAAACGGCTTTAAAGCATTGATTATCACGCTACCTATGATGCTGCCCCATGCTTGGAACTCTTGCTTAAGGACTCTTACACTATTCGCCCATGTCAATTTGTTATCGTAAAGGCTTTTTATCCTCTACTTCTTATAGTTTCCTATAAGTTCAGCGTACATTTTCAACCACAAAAATAAGACGCATTTCTACGTCTTATGGTTGTCGAGCACTCTTGGGAAGATTATATTTATTCACTTCCTACGCGTTACAGTGTCAATCAGCCTTTCGCTATCTGATTGATTACCTCGGTATTGACTTATTGACTTATCCATTTATATCCGTATGCTGTCCTGTCGGGTTTATCAACTACTTTGTGTATGGCTTTGTAATTGACCCCCAACGCTTTGCCAGCGTCAGATATTCTATCATACTCCTTGACTACTTTATTTGTTTTTATGTCAATTTGAGCTATTTTCCTACCCTTTTTTAGTTTAGTATACATGCTCAAATCTTTTATCGGAAAATCTTCTTTATAGACAAAAATATATCCATTGGCATTTTTATAACGATGTTTCAATGCCCCTATCAGTGTTGTCCTGTTTGTTCCTGTTTCGGTTGAAGCCTGTGCTATGCTATCAAATTCTTTGATATAATTGCCTTTTAGGTCACATTGAATAACTTTTCTCTGATTGATAGGTTTTGGCTTTACATATGTCTTAGCTCCATTAGCTTTATATTCATCTTCAAACATGAATTGATAGCCTTTACATGTCAGCATTTTGTTTTTGCAACATAATAATACATCAACATTACCAAAACCATATTTCTCGGCTTCCATCGCACTATCGTATCTTTCTATGAATGTTCCGTCTTTATCTAGCCTTACGACAGCTCTTGCGTTGTGTCCACCAACACCGCCCTTATTCTCATTATATCCATCTCTGTATGTGTTATACAAAGATATATAAAATCTTTCAAGTCGCAATGCTTTCTGTGAACTATTGCATTTATCAATCACTTCCCATTCAAAGTTGTCCTTGCCATATTCTTTAATTGCTCTGTGAAATAAGCAATCCTCTTTTGGCGAACGCCTTAAATGTTGTTGAATCCTAGCGTGATAGTTTACTGTTTGTCCGATATATAATTTTCCGTTTACTTTATTTGTAGCCTTATAGATATAATACGTTCTCATTAAATCCCTCGAACATATTATATCAAAGTATGTTGTCTAAATCAACTTAGTTTTCACCGACTTTGCTCGATTTTTCATCAGCATATTACTATGCTGCGCGACACATGAAACTAACGTTTCGTTTATCGGCTGTCTTGGCGAAGTCCCCCTGTGCAGCTTGCGTATTTGCCATGACATAATTATATCTTAGCAATACCTTTTCAGCTTGCGTCATTGACTTGATATTTGCGTCAAGTCCGTTTTTCATAGCCCACTCTGAAAGCGTAGCTTGTGTTAAATCAAGTCCGTATCTCCTTAATGGTGCGATTGTTCCTGTAAAAATGGATTGCAAGCTCTTTGCAACATCAGCTTGGTCTACATCGTAGAATGAAGCCATATCGCCAGCTAACCTTGTAAGATTAAGCGACATATCAGCCATACTGTCTGTAGTCTTGTATAGCGTGTTATTTTGGCTCATAAGAGCTTTATTTGCCACTGCCGTACCATTTGCCACTTGCTCTGATGAAATGCCTATAGAAGTTCCTAGTGCTTGGAAACGGCTTGATATTTGCTTAACTGTCAATTCAGACATTCCAAAGTCTTGAATTGATGTTTTTGTAAAATCATCAACCTTGCTTGCCATATCGCCAAACGTGGTATCTACTACGTTTTGAACCTCTGTTAATTGGCTCGCTAAATCAACTGCACTGCCTATTTTTCCGACAGCTCGCATAACCATCCAATAAGTTGCGTAAAACTTACCGATAGTTGAAGCCAAGCCCCTAAATCCGCTTCTTGTACTCTTAATCGACTTAGTTGTGTTCGAAAAGCCTGTTACAAGTGACCTACTAGCCGAGCCGACTTTTGAGCCTTGTTGTGACAGATTAGCAAGTGCGTTAGTCATTTGAATTATGTTATTACTAACCCTCGGCACGCTAGATAATGTTGTCATTACCTCTTTTAAGGCACTGCCAAGGTTTCTGATGTTATCCGCAGCATAACCGGCTGATTTTGAGCCAAGCTTTGAGATTGAAGCCGTTAACTGTGTAATCTCTGCTGATTGCTTTGAGATACTCGCAAAGCCCGACAATTCAGTTGCCATACTCTTTAAAGCACTTGCCGAGCTGACAAGTCTTGCAGTATCAAGGTTACCAAGCTTCTCCATGTTAGTTGCAATCTTGCTAAAGGTACGAGTGTCAATACTGCTCACGCTTCTAAGTGATGTTGCAAGTTGTGACATTCCACTCGCAAAATTGCTTATGCTTGCACCATTGAGGGAATTGAGAGTATCTCCAAGTCCTTGCAACTTAGCTTGTAAATTGCCTATGGCTCTAGTCGCTTGTTGCGCGTCCGACTTGATTTGAAGCTCAATGCTCTCTGCCATTTTCTCACCTCCCTGTATGTAATAAAAAAGAGAGCTACCCTAAAGTAGCTCTCATGCATTTAGTCTTTGAGCAGATAGTATGTTGTAATCAATCCAACATAGCCGTCTTGCTTAAGACCTCTATTCTTTTGAAATACCATGACGCATTTAGAAAGGTAGTCCGTCCACTTGCCGTAATCGGTATCAAGTTTGTAAAAATGGTACTTGTCATGTAGAGTTTTTCTCAACCACTTAATGGCTGTTGGGCAGTTATGCTTCTGACCACTCCACAGATTGTGATTTTTAGCAAATCTCTGTGAATTAGCTCCAAACTTGCCATCTTCCTTAAGCTCGCCTGTGTCGAATCCGATGTTCATGGCATGCTGCCATTTTCTTACATCGTCATTATTGAGGTAATATTCCTCATTGCCTTTCCAAGTGTTATTCTTTACCGGAGTTGCTGTCGGTGCCGAACTATTTTCTATTCCGTCACCCTTGTCAAGCTCAACATAGAGTAAGTTAGCGTCAGTACTGTTATTCAGACCGCTACAAGTAAACGCACTTGAATACTGCCAGCCATACAGAGAATGTTGAATAACAGGCTTCTTTGCGCTATTAGGCTCATCACCAATAGACATTCCCTTAGTTGATGGATAGCGTGCAATCCAAAATGGACAATTAATCTGATTTGCGTATGGTGCAATATACTGATTGTAAAAGCTAAGCCCTGTGTATACACCAAAGTTAAGCCCGGCACTCTTGATAACACTCTGATATGTGTTAATTATGTCAATAAGCGTCTGTCCAAGTCCTTGCTGGCACTTATCTTCAACATCTAACCAAACGAAAGTTTTTCTTCCGTTAAGCGTCTGAATGACCTTGTTCGCATCCGTCTTTGCCTTGTCTACTGTTGTAGCGTATGAGTAGTTGTAAACACCTTGTATCGGCATTCCTACATCAGTACAGCCTTTCCAGTTTTGCTCAAAGGTCTTATCCGGATTAAGGTCTTTGCGGATTATTTTTAGGATTGCAAATTGCACCCCAGCCCACTTAACCTTACTCCAATCAATATTTCCTTGATATGACGATACGTCAATTCCTTTATATGCCATATTTTCACCTCATTAATCAGGACTTTCAGGTAATCCCGACTGTCTTAATGCGTTAATTCGTTGCTTCATTTCGTAAACGGCAATTTCCTCATTAGACTCCTTGTATTTAGGCTCGTTATCTTTTGAGTATTGCTCATTTAATGATTTCTCAATGTATTTTGCTCTTGCTTTGTTGCCATTCAAAGCTCTGTCAATCGCTGTAAGAGTTGCGCTTAGTCCGTATGTGCCCCACCAAGCCCACATGTTGGAGTCGGCTTCTTTTTGCTCAAGCATATAAGCCTTTGAATAAGGCTCTAAATCAGCCGGACAAGACATGTCTATGTCCTCAACGCTAAATCCATAGCCTTTAGTTGCTAACAGCCAATATGGGCGGATTTCGTTGCAATATACTTCCCATGTAAGCTCTTTTACTTCTTGATTGGTTTCTTCTTGGCTGTCTGTACCTCTTTCGCCAACATCTTGGATAAAAAACTGTTTTTCTCCATTTCCGCAGACAAGTCATTATAGAGTGATTGTAAATCTCCGCCCTCTTCATTCTCCGGGTCAAGATAATCGTCAAGTAAATCGTATACCTTTACGAGCTGTTTCTCTTTTGCTTCTTTATCATTAAAATCAAAGCCAAATTCGTCAGCATGGAATTTCTGCAAGCCTACGAGTAAAAACTCCGGTAAAAACTCAAGCATGTTGTCAATGACTTCAAGTCCCTCACCCTGTTGCTCCATTCCTACGAGCCTTGGGATAATTTTATTCTTAACTACCGGTGCGTATCCGAATTTAACTGTATATTCTTTTCCACTTAATTTAATTTTCATTTTATCTTTCCCTTTCTCCCTAATTTATATAGGGAAAGAGGCAGTTTTAACACTGCCTCAATTACCTTGCTATATTGTTTCTTCAAGTTCGCTGTCAGCCGTGCTATCATCATAGCCAACCGCTACGGCTTTTTCCGATTGGCTCACCCTTTTTTTGTGAGTGTGATTGATGTTGGATAACCTTGGTCATCCTCTGTTACCGCAACATCGTAGTTATCCTCAATCCACTTAGGTACTGTCTGAACTGATACAGTTGCAGTTCCTGTTAAGTGTTCATCGGAAGCCTCGCCTGGGGCGAATGACTCCTGTCCAATAAAAGCACAGATACCCTCTGAACCTTTTCCGTCTGTACCATAAAGAATAATAAAATCGAGCTTCTTGCCCTCGTTAGTTACCATCTCGTCTTTGTACTTCTTCTCGAAAGCTCCCTCAACTTCCATGGAGCCGGCTGAACGTCTGCCCATTTCCTGTGTTTCTACTAAATCTTCAAGAGTTGAAGTATCTACCATGTTCTGTGAACCGAATGGTGAGGGAATTGATTTTGCCCTTATTAAGAGCTTGTAAGTTCCAGCCCAGTAATCGCCACTTGTGGCGGATGCGGTTGGTGTCTTGTAAGCAATTCTACTTTTTAATCCTGTTGCCATTTTTATTACCTCCTAATTTTTCATAAAAAAAATAAGAGCCAAAAAGCTCTTATAATCTATCATTCCAGTCGAATGACCGCCTAGCACGTAATGTTGCTGTCCATAATTTGCCGTTTTTCCTAGCGAATGGGGTTGTTGTCAGCTTGAATGACATAGCTTTGTATTCATTGGCCACTGTCTGTGCCACATTCAAGGCTTCTGAACGGCTTTTATTCGTTGTAACAGTCACTTGCGCCGTAAATAACACTGTATTTATTCTTTCACACTCTAAATCCTCATTCTGTTCAATAGGTTCGAGTGCTTGAACTAGCACTGTCGGGAAACTAGCCGTTGCACTGTCCGACTGTTCCTCTTGCGTGAATTTTAGCTTGGGATATTTAGTTTTCAATTTTTTCTCACATCGGGTTTTTACAATCGCATATGTGAGATTTTCAAGGTCATATACCCATTGATTTTGACTTGCCACTTTATCTCACCTCAACTAAAATTTTTCCGTGCCGTTCTCATAATGTCATTTTCCATTTTTAAAAATGCGTTATACATCGGCATTGTAGGTGTAATGCCGTATGAATGGTGTAATTCTCCGCTTTCGTCTCTCCAATACCAACCCTCGCTGTCAAATGCGTGTGTCTGCCCTGGAAAAGTTCCTTGACCGCCCCTTGCATCATTGAAGTGCGGTTTAGCTTTCCAACCTGAGCCGTATTCAGCCATTAGCAAAGGCGATACATCAACTGTCTTAAGCCCATCTGCCGTCTGCCATGTGCTTTGTATCTGCCCTGTTTCTGTTGCAAGAATAATAGCTGTACAGCCGTCTGTTGTGTCTTTAATTTCGTAACTAAATGTAATATAGTGCCCAAAATTGCCTGTATTTGCTTGTGCTACAGCAATGCCATTACTAGCAAGCTCTCCGACAAATGCTATGCACTTGTCCTGTAAGCGGTCTTTGTATCTTTCAAGCTTGTCTATCGCATCTTGTATAGATTTTTCTGTCAGAGAAATGTCAAGTTTCATAATTACACTTCTTTCACAACTGCTTTGAGCATGTATTTAACTGAATAGAGAGAGGGCTTGACTCCCACTATTGTAAAGTCTGCGGAAGTTGAATCAACTAATCCGTTTTCGTCCTTTGTAGGCTCACCATCAAGCCAAATAACGTCACCTTTTTTAAAAGGGTATTCTCCTCTGTCTGTCAGCAAAACGGCGTCAAAATCAGCCGTATTAAAGCCATATTCCTTGTTCTGTGCTTCTCCACCGTCAAATGATATATTCGCCCGAAAATCAACCGGCTCCGAAAAGCCTGTTTCTTCATGGGTGTAGTATATCTTCTCTCCGTCCTCTGTTTCGTAAAACTTTAGATTTCCGTCCTCGTCTTTTTCATAGACTGTGACTGTTTGGCCTTGGAGTGCGTACTTCATGGCTTGTTTATTAATGTCAAGCATTTTTCTTTATCTGCTTGTAAATCTGATTAACACCGGTACTTGCCATGCCCGACACAATGCCAACTGCTATTGCATCAAGAATGTTGTCTGCCGGATAACCGGGAATTACAAACATTCCAACAATACCGAGTACTCCACCGGCTACACCTACGATAATAGGAATAATATTATCTTTAACCTGTGGTATCTGCTTTGAAGCATATCCGATTAAATAAGTAATTACTATAATAGCAACTACTGTAGGTACTTGCGTAAAGTCCATCAGTTTTTCCCTCCTTTACCTAAATGGATTTCCTCAATCTCATTTTTCATTTTTGTTACCATGCCATTACCACCGAGTGCGTGGTATGCGTCATACATCTCGCAAAAATTCTGATACGCATATGAGGGTATTTCGCCAAGCTTCATGTACTTATCGTGGTATTCGATAAGCTGTACTCGTAAAAGTAACATTGTACCTTTTCCGTTTGCTTGTCGTAGCTTCTTTTCCTCTTCAATGCGCTCGTTTCTTTCTTTTGTGTCTATCGCTTTTTGCTTTTGCTGCTCTTGTAAAAGCCAAACAATATAACCCAAAAGTGCTGTCAGGACAATTGGCAAGGCAATAATGTATGTCTGATAGATTAAATTATTCATCTTACAGCCTTTCATCTTTGGTAATTGGCACACCGCCCACCACCACTTAATGTGTACCGCCTGCTACCACTTTACCGACATCAGTAAAATGGTAACGCTCAATCTTCTTATCTTTTTATATAATGCCCTATAGGCAAGATTTATAGCACTTTGACAAAAGGAAAAACTCCAACAAACAGCTTATCTCTGTCTTTCCATGTACGGCTCACTCCGCCCTCACTTAAAGCGCTCATGTAGTTCTCACCGGCTTGTGAATGGTCGTAGATAGCAAGATTGATAACGACATTCTCAAACTGCTTTAAGTCGGCAGTTATATCATCATCAGTGAAAGTGTCCGGATAACACCTTTTCGCTTTCACATCTTCCGTGGCTTGTTTAATGAGCTGTTCAATGAGTGGGTTATCTTCCTTTTTGTCGAATACAACCACATCAGATGTTGTATCATCATCGTTTGTGACAGTTTCAATATGAAATTGTTTAAGTCTGATTTTGACTTGCTCTAATGTGGTGTATTCCATGCTAAGCTCCTTATAATCCAAACTTTTCAATTAACATTTTCTTCAAGTCGCTGCCGTTTATTTCTGTGGCATTTTCAATGCCGTTTTCGCTTGCAAGCTTCTTTAGGTCGGCTGTTGACATTCTGTTAATTTCTGTCTTTGTGTATGGTGTTTCAGGTGGATTCATAAAATCAGAAGGCACCGAATTGCTATTGCTTTCCGGCACCTCATCTCCGACTTTATACCACACTCCATCATGCTTTATAGAGTGCGTTGCTATCATAAGCCTTAATCCTCCTTAACTTTGAGAACCATAACGCTATCCATACCCTCAAATGTAGGTAATCCAATCATAGATACAATACAGTGAGTATTGATAGGATGATTTGTAGCATATGTGTATACAGATACACCTGTCTCAACAAGTGAGAGGTTTCCGTCTGTGATACTTCCACTTCTTTCCTCTGGAGTCTTACCAAATGTGTAATCGCCAAGGAATACTCCGGCAGACTGCGCAGATACAATGCCTGTTGGTACAAAGTACTGTGTCTGTCCTGTCTCATCAACATAGAGCTTATCGTATACTTCAATCTCGATACCATATCCTCTAAGGTATTCAGTAACCTGTCCTTGCTGTAATCTGATGCCGCCATTGTAAGCTGTGATACCGAGTACCTGTTTCTTTGTATCCTCTGCCTTAAGCACCATTTCCCAAGTCTCTGTATTCATGGTGAAACGTGTAAGTGAGTAGCCTGTAGCCTTTGCAAAATCTCTACGAGCTGTGATAAGGTCATCAAGTGGTGCACATGTAGTAGGCTTATCCCATGCGCTTGTGCCGGTAATTGACTTAAAGTGCTTTTCCTTATGCTCTGCGCCATTGTCGGCTGTGTAATCAACGACATAGTTCTTATCGCCAAGCACAACCTTTACCTTTGGTACACCATCTGTAGGTGCAAGTAACTGCCAAATCTGTCTCTCCGGTACAACTAATGCGCCCTCAATTAACATCATTGGTTTCTTTGAAATTTCACGTAATACGTTATTGGCAAGGCTAGAGTTTTCAGAAGTTCTGTAATTGTCGTACTCCTGTTCCTCTTTCTCTGTTACCATATATCCCTCACGATAAAATGGCATTGAGTTCTGAATGTCAGAGAAACCTCCAACATCTCTTAGCTCTGCCTGTGCATCAAAGTTTGAGGCTTTGAGTGATACCGGCAGTCCGTTCTTGCCCTTGATAAATCTAAGGTCAAGTGAGTCCTGTTTACGTGTTCCAAATTTTTGTCTGCCAAGATAAGGGGCAGTTCCTAATGTTTTCTGATAATTGTTCCACATTACACCGAGGCTTCTCGCTGTAAATGCTTCTGCTAATGGTAATGCCATGTTCTTCTACCTCCTTTTAAACCTGACTTGCTACAATCTTTGGTGCACCATAAAAAGTAACTCTAGGTGTTGCAGTTCTAGCTGCGTCTGCGATTGAAAGTGACTTAACTTTCTCCCAATCAATAGTTCCCTGATATACATATGTTCCAGGTGCGTCACCCATTGTTACATCTACATCGTGTAACAGATAGCCCTTGCACTCTGCGTCATTGCTTGGAAATGGTGTACCGGCCGGCACAATCTTCATTCCGTTTCCATCTGCACTTGTTACCATGGTCTGTGGCACAAGGCATGCTGCACCCTCATAAGGGAAAAATTTTAAAATTCCTTTACCCTGTGTAAAGTCTCTTACGATTGGCTTTCCCATCGTTCTACCTCCTGTTTTAAATTACATAGCTGTTTTGACTTTCAGCACTTGCAACTGTACCGAATGAGATTTGTTCTGCATTGGCTACATCTGCCGGCTTTGAGTCGGGTTCATTATTGTTACCGCCATTGCTTGGATTCGGAGTATTGTTGAGAGCATTTTTCTCATACTCTGCGATTGCATTGGCTTCTTTGTCGGACATAATTTTTCCAAGAACCGCCGTGTCGAAAGAGCCATCCTCTTTTACTACTGTCTTTGCCTGTTCTGCTGTAATTCCAAAATCAGACATTGCACTCTCTCGTAAATCTCTGACAGCGTTATCTTTCTGTAGCTTGGCAATCTGCTGATTGGCTGTCTCTAAGGCTTTATTCGCCTTTTCAAGCTCCGTCATGTTGCCAGCCTGTAGCTCGTCAAGCTGTGTCTGTAGCTCGTCAGCTTTGTCGGCTTTAGCCTTGTACTGATTGGCTTTCTCTTTCTCTCTTGCCATTTCCTCACCGCTCTTGTTAAGCAGATTTGTTATCTGCTCATCCGTTGCGTCCGGAAAAAGCTTCAATACATCATTTCTTGTCATTTCAATTACCTCCGTAACTCACGCTTTTGTTATCGCGGGTCGCTCCCGCCGAGTTTTTCTGTTGTTTAACGCACAACTGCAAATTTTGTATAAAAAATGAGCAACCGCACCGATTAAGATGTAGTCGCTCATTTAATATCAGTTATTGAATTATAGAAATTTTTAGCATAAAAATACCCGCTCCGTGGTTTGGAGTGGGTAGTGTGACTAATTAATTAAATACTACTTTAGTTGACTAGTAATCAGTCTCAATTTACAAATAATTGCTTATAACATTTTGAATCAGCGTAGCCTGTCTTACCTTTCCTTCATGTGTTCTGTGCAGTCCATCATGTAGCAACAAATCTTTAGTGTAATCATTCAGAAGTAAATTTCCATATATGTCTATGATTGGAACATTTAGCTTTTCGCACACGTTATTTATTGCTTGCGTTTGCTTCTCTGAATCATAAGGTTTTTGATGTTCAGCGTCTGCATATCCTGTCATTTTTTGTACGTTGCAAACAAATATTAATAAATTAGATTTATAATTTAGCAACGTTTTAATCGCATACCTTAATGCTCCTGCTGTTGTTTTTGTATTAAGTTCATTTTCAGAATCATCTAAATCAACTAATTTAATACAGTCGTTCGTTCCAAATTCAATAACAACTATGTCGGCAGTATCCAATCCTATTTTTTTCATTTCAGAAATTTGTTCGGTAAAATTTCCCTGTGCTGTCCCGTGATTGTCTCCTGCATATGTCTCTTGGCTTGTAAAATCCTTTTGTGTCAGTGCATTTACCATCCCCACGCAACTATAAGGGTCGTATGATGCTACATCGGTCAGTGCCATTGTCATACCACCTTGACACCAGTTATAGCATTTTGCTCCTGTATTGCTCTGAATTAAATACGGTACAGTGACACCATCCCATTGTTGATATGCATGTATGGAATCTCCGAGGAACACGATGTTTTTCCCTTTTAGTTTGCTTTCTGTTTTTGTTTCATCTTCCTGTAAAAAAATCTTTTTACCGTCTGCATCGTATAATTCCATAGTTGTTACGCCTCCTCGTATGTAAATGTTCCTGTTCCGATATTCGGATGAAATTCTTTTGTTACTGTATCAAACATTCCTATCTTCCCATTTTTTGCTACAGGTAAAAATTCATGTAGCATTTCATTTGTTGTGTCATCATAAATTTTCAGCCAATATACTGTAATTTTGCTACGTTTATACCTACTTGCATTGCTCGGACTTGTCGATGTTGTTGTATTGACATGAAACAAATACAACGGAATAATTGGCATTGTGTCTTGAGTTCCAAAAGATACACTTCCTGCTATATAGTGTGACTGTTTTTCTGTATAACTAGAGTTAAGATAAATTTCTTGCGAACCATTCTTAACAACTAAATACATTTTTTTATTTGACAATAAATTGTTTTCTGTTGCATTCCAAGATCCAACGTCAACATTACCACTTGCATTAATCGTACCGGTTATTTTTGCATGCGACGATTTTGCTACTAGCACAAATTGCTTGTAGGCACTTCCAACATTATACTGGTCTGCTCCGAAGAACCACTCATCAGCATCATCTCCATCCAGTTTCGCAGATAATTCATATCTGTGATTTACATTTGCTACAACTCCTGTATCAATCCAACTGTTTCCATCGCCTTTAATGTATTGCAATGATGTATAATCTGATTCAATTGTCGTTACTGTAATGTTAACATTGCCTGTTACGCTTTCAATTGTTACTGTTTTTGTCGTTGTATCGTAAGAGTTTGATATGTCAACTCCGCCCATCGTTACTACAACCGCAGATATTTTATAGCCAAGTGATGCTGTAACAGTACATGTGTACTTGCTTCCTTTTGCAACATAATTGCTTTTGTTGCTTAATGTTGCATTTTTAACATCACTTGTAATCTTGTACATTCCATCGTGTACTAATCCATCAAGTTGTGACATCAAAGGCGATATATCCTCTGTATATGTACCTTTTGACAATATGTCATATATTACTATCAATGATTCGTTATTAGCACTCGATGATTTCAAATTATTGATATCTTCCTTCAGTGAATTAGTTTTCTCTTCTAATCCATTCAATTTATCTCCGGTTACTTTAGCATCAGCCGGCATCCCAGCGATTGAAAATGTGCTATCGGTCGTAATCTGAACAGGATGCTCTTCAAAATACTGTTCTACAATCTTTTTAATTGTTTCGTCAGTTACGCCGCCTTGTTCAATTCTCTTTTTAAGCATTGCGTATACTTCATCAGCTTTCATTGCTTCCTCCTTATTGCTTAATCCAAACACGATTAATGGCATCGTACTTATACAGTTCCGATACATCAATCATGTAACAACTGCTACCAAAAGAGACGTAGTGTGGCAACTTGTCATAGTCTTTCGATAAAGCATTGTATTCTCTGTAATTTCCACTTGATACAATAGCCATTATGCTCCCCATATCCGGGACTTCTTCGCCGGCATTATAGGTTATGCCGTCTTGAATCACTGTATAATCATATTTCATTGTTAATACCTCGCTCATTATTTGTAATATTTAACACTGCACCGGCAGTTAGCAATCTCTTTTACCTCTGCACCTAGCGAATGGTCTTTTGGAAACATCATTAGCGAGTTCCCGACCCCAAACGGCTCAAAAATATCAATTCTCTTTCTGTCAACTTCTGCATGTGTAGGTCTGACATGTGAATCTTCTTTCGAGCGCCACTCTTTTGTTTTGTAGCCCTGTTTTACCATTTCAGTCTGTAATCTGTAATTGCCGACTGCATTAGCTTCATTCGCAGCTACATTTTTTGCGCGCTTCTCTGATGTAAAATACTCTACTTCAGTATTTTGTGTAGTAGCGTCAACTACCTCATTCACAATGTACCGGGCATAATCCGTAATGTATGATGGTGTTTTCTTTGTTTTGCAATACTGTGTGGCAATGCTCTCATATCTGATGATAAATTCTTTGGTGATAGTGGTTATCTCTGTTTCTTCCTTGCCGGATAGTAAGGCGAATAGCATAACAAAGATTTTTTCAAACTTTTCAGCAAGTTTTTTTCTATCTTCCTTTTCTTCGTCAGATAAATCCATTTCACCAAAATATGTTTCATAATCTATGTCTTGTATTTCATTTTTGTTAAGTGCGTGGATTTCATCTGCCATATCAAGCTCCAAAATAAATTGACAGTCAATTATTCATCGGCTGTCTTTCCATTGTTCTTATCATCGTTATCATTGTTAGGTGTAGCTGTTGTCGGCTGTTCTTCCGGGAATAGCATTTCCATGCGCTTGGCGCTTTCAAGAGTGACTTGTTCAGGGTCGCTAAACATGTCAATCGTCTTAACAGCTCTCTTGTAATTGATACCACACCTAAGTAATATTTCAAGCACTTCTGCTTTAACAAGCATGTTATCTAGCTTATTATGATTAATATGTATCTCAACATCACTAGGCATGAGCGTAAAGCCCTTATTAATTCTCAGCCTGTTAAGAATAAGCCTAAGTGCCATTCTCTCTGATTTCTTAAGGATAGGCTCATTAATAGCCGTCCTAAGTCCAGCATCGTAATGTCCGTTTCTCAATTCTACGGCAGAACCGGTGTCACCGCCTGTGTTGCCTTGACGATTTGCAAGACCTTGAATACTTAAAAATCTTTCAAAGAGGTCAGTGAAAACCACTTGCCCCTCTGTCTGATTAAGCTCGCTCGTCATTACATCAACATCAGCCTTGTTGTCTGAACCATTGTTAGATTTAACTACCAATGCTCCCTCTTGTCGCATTTTTCTGAATGTGTCTATATCAATCTCGCAATTAACGAATTTTACCCATGCAGACACAAACTGCTCCACACCATTAATTCTGTCCGATGTAAGCACGTTGATAGCGTCTGTAATTGCAATAGTCATTTCGATGTCAGATAATCGCCTTGCATTGTTTGGATATTCAATCACCGGAATTGCTCTGTTGCCGTTTATTCCGCTTGCGTAAATCTTGCCGTTGCGAATATCAAACCACTCATTATCGGTGAACACATAATAAATATCTGCTCCGTTCTCGTCCTCTCCGATTTGGCAAGAGAATGCCGGACGTCCGTTTGAGTAGTATGCTACAAACGTATACATTGGATTTTCAGACGATAAAGAGAAATCGCTTTCATCAAGCAACTGTCCTTGTCCATCGTCATTACCGATAAATCTGTAGCCGGTACCGCATATGCTTCTCCAACGATGTATGTCTATATCGCACTCCTGTTTGCTCTCTGAATCCATTGTGATATTAAGCTGTGTGATTTCTTCCGACTTGTGGTTATCGGTGCCACGCAGCACATATTGGATTGGCTCGGCACACATCTCTGCGGTTTTGCGCTCAACAAGTTCGTATGCAAGATTTACAGCAATCTTGTTATTGATTTCCGGTCGGTTCACTTTCTGCCGATACAAAATTGGTTGGTCACCACGATAGTATCTGTCAAGATACTCAATCTCAATAGCGTTTTGCTCGTGAATCACAAGTGCTTTATTCAGTTCTTCGATTATGTTGTTTTTTGTGATTTGCCTTTTCCTCGTGAAAATAACTTGTCTGCCGTAATTATTATGGCAAACAGCCGAAAAAGGTCTTACATTTTTATGAGCATATCTATACATCAATAAAACCTCATGCCACTTGCAGAAGTTCTCTGCGGAACCTCTTTTATCTGAAATTCTTGCGTGCCAGCCCAAAACCATATCCATTTACGGCAGTGCGTACACATTACTTTGTGGTGCTTCTTATCGCTTTTATTCACCCACGTTAGCAATTTACCGCAACGAGGGCACATTACACTTCGTTTTCCTGTTGGTACAATATTCTGATTATTCATGTTGTCCTCGTTTCACTAAAAATAGCACCCACAATCTGTGAGTGCTATTTCTTAAAGAGATTTTACGCAATGAACGAATTACGATTTTTTCATAGTTATATTATAACTGTCAATTTTTTAAGTGTATATATGCAATGATATGCAAAACTATGCACACTACTGCACATTTTCAAGGTATTCTTTTCCGTAAAGCCTTTCAAACTCTTGTAAAGCTCTGCCGTGGATTGTAAATATCTTTCTTATGCTCCAATTTGTAGCCTGTGCGATTTCTTCAAAAGTGTTTTGATTGACATATCTCATTGAGAGTACATGATAATAGTCGGTATTCTCCATACTATCAATTTGGCTGATAATATGATTTCTTTTTCTCATAAATTCATCAACAAGTCTGTCTGTATCTTTTTCCAAGTCCACAATTTTAGTTACTGTACTGCCTAATTTATCTTTGTCAGATGAAACATCAACTGCCTCTTTGTCTGTTGAAACAGTAACACTACATGCTATTGTCTTAAGCCGGTATATTTCAGACAGCTTGTTTTGTATCATTTTATCTAATCTGCTAATTTGATTTAAGTAAGTTTTTGTATTCATAATTTCGCTCTCCTCATTGCATACTTATAATTAATAAATTCTTCCCAATATATCTTGTCGAACCGAGTGTCTCTAAATCTATTATCAAACTTTCTTTTATCAACTATAAAGTCTAAACTCTCTTTTAATCCCAATAGAATATAATCAGGCACAAACGAAGCCGGTATTCTCACAATCTCATAACCATTGTCAATACAGCTCATTATCTTTCTTTCTCTTAAAAAATCCTTATTTTCATCTGTGTGATATATTTCGCCATCAACTTCAACGATCTTCTTTAAATCCGGTATGAAAAAGTCTACTTTGCACTCGCCTATTTTGTAATTCGGATAATATTTAATGTTTTCCTTTTCAAGCTGTATGGCAAAGCAAATTTCATTTACGCTATTAAAAACATAGCCCTCTGACATTATTTTTCGTGCAACTTCGCAAGCCTCTTGTTCATAGTCTATGTCTTTAATTCTTTTTCGTTTTGCCTTTTTCTCTATTTTTTCTTTTGCTTTGTCTACATTTGTAAGCTGTTTTAGCAATTTTATTTTTCTATCGCATTCCTCACAAACGTATTTTTGCTTTTTGTTAATTTCGATAGTGGCTCCGCACATAAAACAAGTGTTTGTCATTAATAAAGCCCTCCTCTGAACGGATTGTGTACTGCTTCAACCTTTGCTATTCTACTGCCTTGCGTCATCCTTAAGGCAAAGTTTGAAAAAACATCAGGAACATCATCAAGCTGTTTTTTGCCTGTTACTGAATATCGTTTCAGCAGTGATACCATTACTCCATAAGGCTCGTTGGGCTTATAGAGTGATTGGTCTTTGAAAATAATATGTTGTAAAATCCAGTTAGAACACTGAAAAATACGTGCTTCTTTGTTAGTTTCTGTCGGTACATCAGTGATGTTGCATATCCACCCTTTATTTTCAACTCGCTTATTAACTTCCATAGCCACTCTGTCACCGCCGGCATTACGCTCAAACTCACACTCTTGTACCTGATTATTGACTAATGTGTTTGACGCATTTTCATACTGCATTTCATAGTCTGCCGTATTATCACACACGCAATCAACACAGTAATAGTCCTCGCCATATTTTTGTAGTATTGGCATAACAAAATAGTCTGTGCCTTTTCCTTTTGTATCGCATTGAGCTGTAATAATTTCCGGCTCACCATGTGGGAGATTGAAGTATCTGCGGATTTTATCATCAGGAAACAATAGGCCCTCACGCTCGATAGGCTCCTGTTTATACAAGCATCGGTACGAGATTTCGTCCATGAGTAATTGTTGGTCGGCAAAAAACTCTTTCGTAAAACCGCCATACTCATAATCAAAATTGCTTTCCCCTGTCACTGGGTCTACATCGGGAACCGATATTGTTTTGACTCTCGGGTTTCCGGCATACATGTTTTGAATGCGTCCGATAACATCATGTACGCTCCAACGAGTGGCAATATGTATCTCTTTACACGGCTTTCCGTCTGTGTCTTGTGTCTTACGTTGTCTTGCGTCTACTGCGTATTTATCCCAAAGTTTGTCAAGTACTGCCGGATTTAAGGCTTCCTCAATTCCGCCTATCATATCATCAACTAGCAAAAATTTACTTGCACGGACTTTACCGGCATTCTTACTTCCGACAGATGTACATTGTACTGACGGAAAAGGCTTGTATTTGCCAATATTGAATTGCTCCATTTTGGCATTCGTGCTTGTAACTGATAGATTAGGAAAAATGTCATGCCACGCATAATCATCATCATTGGTAACAATGTCGTATACTCCGTCATAGTACATTCGTGTAATGTCACCACTATGCGAATAAAATAAGCTGTAGTCTTTTGGAAACCAACCGGCAACTGCCGAATGAAAAAATTTCTCAATCGTACTCTTTCCGGCTCCAGGCACTAGACTCACGCACAATATGTCGTATTTATCATCAATCATGCCTTGCAATGCGTCCACAAGTCCGATTTTGATTAGTTGTTTCCTACGTGGCATATAAAACCGGTCTTTAGGCTCACGCTTTTTCTCTATGTACTGAAAATAACTGTCAACTATTTTGTTTTGAGCTTCAAGCAACAAAACCTCATATTTTTTGTTTATCAGCTCATATGTGGTTTTGTGGTCGAATGCGTATTTTTCCAAATCCCAAATCGTACCACCTGTTTTAGCCGTGCAGAAGCCCTCTATAAGCTCTTTTGCCCTCTTAGTGAGCTGTAGTCCATACTCAATATCTTTCTCGCCATTTATGGCTACACTGCAAGCGTCTACATAGGCATTAATTACTTGCTCGTCTTTTCCGTTTCTCTCTATGTAGTTTTCATATCCGTTTACTGTGGAAATAAGGCTCTGACTAGCCATAAGAAAAGCACCTCCACTTTTAAAAAGCAAAGGTGCTTATAGACCTCTGCCTATAATTTTTCTAGGTTAGCACCGTAAGTCGCTTATACGGCGGTAATATATTACTCTGTTGTTTTAATCATTATCTCTTCAACGCTATGTTCGCTACAAATCATTGTGTAACTATATCACATCTTCAAAGTCTACAATATACAATCTTTGACAACTATCTTTTACTCTTTCTCTTGCCTCTTCAATATTTTTACAAGTCCATGATGGATAATTGCTAAATTCAACATTTACTACCGCATATCTGTATTGTGGATAGCATCTTTCCTTAGCTTCTTTAAGGGTTAAGTGTCCAGACTTTCTGTACTTTGTGTTTCTGTTGTACTTTACGTCGATAAGTTCTGAATAAAACTTGTAGTTTATAAAATTTATGATTTCGCATACGGCAAATATAATTATAATTACAATCGCTATAACAGTTTTTATCATGGTCATTCGTCCTTCCCACTATTTAGAGTAGTGACTAGTTCCATTTGTTAGCCGGTAAAATTTTTATTAGAATGTTGGCATTGCGTCAAAGCAAATAGGATTTGATATCTGTAAAAGCACATTATAATTATCAATTACGTCCCTCGCTTGAACTATATACATTTTAATGCCATATCTATACGCTGTATCTTTTTCAATACAACAGCCATTCCAATCATATGCTTCATCAATTCCAATGAATACATCAGCCTGTGCCAGCTTCTTAAGGCTTTCGCCTAAATACCATACAGCTTCCTTGCTGCCTTTAGGTGGGTTATCCTCAATGTAGCTGTCGATAAGCTCTAACTCCTCGCCCTCGTAGATTTCAGCAATCTTTTTCATCTTCTGAATACTAGCTTTGATTTCTTCCTCTGTTCTGCCTTTCGTCGGCACACTTACAAATAATTTTTTCATGTTCTCCGTCTCCTTTTCTATGTTTTATCAACCTTTATCTTTCCAAGGTCAGCAACTACGATTAGTCCGTAGTCGGTAATATTGCTTAATCAATATCCGCAATGCTTTCTACAAAGCAGTTGTAGTAGATATATCTCTTGCCGTTAAAATCAAACTTAACATATCCACCATCGTTTGTATCAATATCAATCTTTCCCTCATATGTTGCAAGTTTCTTGCCGTCTGCCGTGTATACAGTAATTGTTCTTTGCATACCGCCATTTACATCACTTTTCATATCTGTTACTGCCCTGTTCCATGACGCGCATCCGGTCATTCCTAAACACAATGTCAATCCTAATACAACTGCCAAAATTTTCTTTTTCATAATATATTCCTTTCTGCTGATAATCAGCCATTTAATTCCACTGCCATTCCATTTCCTCTTCGTTAAGATATTTATGTCTTACTCTGTACCTGTCAATATCTTCTTCCGCGAATGTAATTATACTGTTTGCAAGTCTTACATAAACTTCGTATTCGTATTTTCCGTCTGATTTTTCCCACGTTTTGCAGATAACTCCTATGTCTGACTTGTTTACAACAACAATATCTCCAAAAAGAAATCTAGGTTTATTCATCTTTGCTGTCCTCCACAATTCCATCAATTATTGCTCTTTCGACGGTTTTTCTAAGCCATTCCGGAATTGAATCATCTTTGCTTATACATGGCGTCTTTGTTAAATAGCCACCGGATATGTTACCGCAAAGCATTGTGCTTTGATATTTCATAATCTCACTCTTTCTCCTCACTATTCGCTAATGATTTTGTTTCCTCTAGGATTTTCATTGCTAATGCTCTTGAAAATTCATAATTATTTTTCGGGTATCTGCCTAGAATTGATTTTGCATACTCATTGACTGCATCAACTGAAATATCAATGTCAATAGTCATATCGTGAAGTTCAGATGTTTCTATAGGTTCACCATTTAAACCGCCTATTTCGTGTGATTGTGCTTCTCTAAACGCTTCACGCTCTATTGATTTAATTACTTCTGCCATGCTCATTATAATAAACCTTAAATCCTTTCATCGCATAATCAGAAACAGCCTTTTTCAGTTCCTCATTGGTGGAATAGGTTTCCTTCAAAAGAATAGCCATGCCTTTTTTGCTGATTGCATAAATTCCAAACGGAACCTGTTTACTTGCAACATGTAAAACAGCTTTTAATTGTTCTGCCTTCATTTCATATACGCTATTTCCGACTGTCAGTTTCATTTCTCATAAACCCCCAAAAATCTTCCATGCACTCATTGCATAAATCGTAGGTTGTATTCAATACACCGTTTCTCGTGATTGAGTTTGTACCCAACAGCCCTACTTTTATCTCTTTTCCGCACCTGTCGCAAGTGCGCCATTCTTTTTGATGTTTCATTCTTCCACCGCCTTTTAAACCAATCCGTACATATACAGAATATCAAGTGGTGTTATTCTATCTCGTTTAAAAGAATTTCTGACAATATAATTTGCCAACTCCCCATCTTCCCATCCGTCCGTACTTGTCATAGAATCATAAATCCGCTTATATTCTCCGGTCAGTTTGTCAAATTCAAACCATCCCAAGTCAAGTGTTACTCCGTAATCATAAAATCCCCTGTCAGACCACTTTCTGACATAATACATTAACTGCTTATATGAGAATCCAAGCCTTTCAAAAATATTTCCAATAGTTCTTATGCTCAATTCTCGATTGCTTGAAGGCAATTTTCTTTTCTGTTCATTCACGCAAGCTCTAAAAAATATTTCTTCTAATGCTTTCATTCTTCCGCCAACTTCCTAAGCACCATACATAAACCTATTTCCAAAATGGAAATCATTTAGTGCTTTTTCCAATTCGTCTTTGTACCCAAATGGGCTTAAAGGGCTTTTTATTTCTTCCCTCAATACAGGCGACATATTGTCTATCAAAATGCCTTGTGTAGCACTTGCAAGATTTTGTGGTGGCAAATCCGCTAAAGCGCATAACTCCATTCTTTTATGGTCGCATTTTTCAGATTTAGGGCAACTTTTACATTTTTCTGCTAATTTGCTCAAAGGTTCCGCCATTACTACACCAACTTTCTACCGCAGATAGGGCAATAATTGATTTTTATATATCCAAGGCAACCACTGTCTCCTGTGTCAATCAACACTCCGAATCCATTTTCATCTTTGCAAATAAAATCTCCGCCGGCGTATCTTTTTTCATATATTCATCATCGTTCATTGCCATATCTTCGCAAAATTCACACATGCTTCTCATTTCTCCTTTGTCTTAAACAGTGTGTCGGGAAACGGAATGCCTAAAAAATGCATATTTGCGTACTTCCTAAATGTCGGTACACTCATACCGGCAATCTTTGCAGCTTGTGCCTGTGAACATCTGCCATATGCGTATTCCATCAATCCCTCTCGGAATGAATCAATATTCCGCGTCTTAACTCCCTTTGCCATATTTATACCTCCGCTTTTTGCTTTTCAATTTGATGTTTGTGTTCTACCATCTTTCTGTGCATTTTATACTTCATATTTTCACAGCCGATTTCTCTTAGCTCTGTTGCAAAATTATTAAAATCGCTGTCATTTTTGATGTATACATTGACATATCTATCTATTTGCGGTCTTGTCATAATTACACCATTTTCAGTAAATACTTTTCTGATATAGTTGGTGTAATAGCAATAGCCTTTGACTTTTTCGTGATATAATCCCCAAAAATAATCCGCATTTTCCTTTGTTTCAAACTTTGCTCTAATCTCACTGTTTGAAATATGGCTGTAGCAATGTCTGCATAATGTAATTAAATTGCTTTCTCTATCATCTCCACACAATGAAGCCGTTCTTATGTGTGCCATCACCAATGCCCTGTATTCTCTACTACTTTTTCCACAATATTGGCAAGTGTAATTATCTCTCTCAAAAATTTTAGTCTGTAAATCTTTATATGAACTCATAGTGAATACCTCCTACCACTCTTTGCTTTCACACCAACTGCTCTTACAAACATGGTTCATAATGTTGGTCAAAACTTTTTCAGAAGAAAAATGTGCCAAGCTGTAATCGCATTGTGTTGAAAACTTTGTATTGAAATATTCATCAACTAACATCTTGTAGTCTGTATTATCTTTCATGTTGCTTATCGTTGAGTAATAATTGTCCGTATATCCGTCACGCTCTATTTCAGTTTCTTTTGTTAAACTGTCTACCACTCTTGATAAAACCTTGTCTGTTAATGGATAGTGATATTCTCCGGTGTATTCTCTATGCTTGCCTAGGAAGTATTCAAAGAATAACTTTACATTTTCTTTAAGTGTTTCATCGTTAGTCCAATCATAGGCTATCTTACCAGCTCTGTTTACCATTCTTTCTTCGGCAACTTCCCAATCTTTTTGAGAGTATTCGCTTATTGGCTTAAACTCTTTCACTTTTTTATCTTTAGGTGAAAAAGAATTACACTGTTCTCTGTTAAGAGAATTACTTTTAGTATTTAATGTTTCGTAATTAGTGTTAAGGTAATCATTGTTAGTAATCCCTGTTAAAAGAGTTGCATCTTGTGGCATTCCCGAATTACACTTTGTGTTATTCCCTTGGGAATTACATTTTGTGTCATTCCCGTCTGCCTGTTTATGTAACTCCTGTCCTTTATCTTCTGCTATAACCTCTCGTCTGATATTTTCTTCCCATTTTTTAACTTCTGCGTTGATAACATCATAATTAGGTCTTATATGTATAGTCGGCATTGAGTTGAATTTGTATTTTGCTGTAATTACAAATTCCTTTTTCACCAACGATTTAATTGCTTTATCATACTGTCTTTCAGTAATCCTTATTTCTTCCCACCAATCTTTTCTTTGCTTTGCAATCCAATATTCGCCGTCCTTGTATATCTTAACTTTGCTCTTATTGTCTTTACTTGGCGCAAACCAATATAAAATCCTTGATAAAAGTGTTCCCTCTATCAAGTCGCCTGTTATGTCAATGTATTTATGGAATGTGTGATTGCACCTTGCTGATGATAAGAAATTAACTTTTGTTTGGATTTCATTTTCTGATAGCATATTATTTACCTCCGTACCGATAACTCCGTGATTTATATAAAAACAGTTGTCAGGCGGTCACGGTTCCGCTTTTCGTGTTGCAATCACTAGGCAACTGATTTTACCGATTTTTTGAAAAAGTAAGATACACTCCATCAAAAGGTTTCCCAAAACACATTACAGAATTTTGAAGTGTCTCACCCCATTGCTTTCGGTCGCGCGTACCTACTGGCAACTTGTTTTTGTGTGTTTTATTTTATTTTCCGAAACCGCTCTATTGCGGACCAGCCAGCATTACGCAACCGCTATTCAAGATATAACCGCTCGTACTAAACCAACATATGATTGATGTGGTGTGGATTTGAACCACACATAATACTGATTCAGAAACCTTTAAGGACTATTCATGCTTCGCTTTCACATGAACTCTGTTTGGTACAGTACCTACTTCGTTTATAGCGTTTACCCATTCCGCCACACATCAACTCGCATGTAGATGGTTTTAAGAAATATAGATAACCAACAACTTATTTCTCTTTTCAGTTTACACGCGAGAGCGCCGACATCGTGAATCGAACACGAACAACATTTCTGTTGGATAGCTTAGCAAGCTACTGGAATACCTTTATCCCATATCGGCAAAATATAACAGCCGTAGCGTGACTGTTATATTGAAACTGCTTTTGCGCTACATTGTACAGTTTCATGCGGACTTTCTACCGCTTACGGCAAGGTTCACCCCTGTCGTAAGTTTAATCAGCAAGGTAGGAATCGAACCCACGACAAATCAGCTAATAGCCGACTGCTCTACCACTGAGCTACATGCCAACAATGAGGGTGAAGTCTAAGGAGTGGCAACACCCTCCGGAGATATAAATTTGTATGTGCTGTAGGAAAAGAACTAACGAAACCTACAGCAAAGAGCATGTGAGGAATTGCACCTCACCTAAGACTCATATGATTTGAGTTGCCCTAGTTTAACAATTAATTAAAGGGGGTATATATGTCTACTCTGCCTATTACAGATGTCTTTACGACAGGTTGGTTTTCACGCTCGTGCATTGTGGGATTATACACGATTAAACCCTCACGAGCCTTGTGACGGCTCTTAACAGCTTTCCGCTATGAGGACGAAAGGAACTACTAAGTCCAATGTCGGGGAACCAAGTAAACCCCGAACAGGGCATGTTGGATTTGAACCAACGTATGCGGGAATCAAAATCCCGTGCCTTACCGCTTGGCGAATGCCCTATTTATTGCCACATAAAAGCTATGGCAAGTATCTGACCGAACATTATAGCAATGCTAATAAGCCTTGTGGTAACTGTCTCTTTTTCGTTTAATGTGGCGCTTGTCATTCCCAATGCAATTAATGCCAGCCATACTGTTGTTGCAATTTTTAGTACAAACATGATTTACACCTCAAAATCTAATTATCTTCATTTTCTTTCAATACCGACTCGGCTATGCACGCAAGAACTAAAAACACTATTGAGACAACCATTGAGCATCGGTCAGAAAAGAGTATTCCATAAAGCAAACAGAATAAAATTATCCATGTATACAGGCCCTTAAAAAACATTGGTATGAATTTATCAACAAACTTGCCGAAAGTCTCCCATCTACGCTTAGACTTAAGCTCGTGAGCCTTATCCATGTACCACTCTGCCTTGCTCATATCCTCAGCCACAGAACCTTTATGTCCGGCTCGATATTCATACTTGTATGCAGTAATCTCACACCATTTAGCCACATCCTTAAGCCCGTAAATGTCAATCATTTCATCAATGCACTCTTTTCGGTCAGGCAAATTGTAGTGGCTAGGGTGATTTACCATATCGGAATTAATTTTGCTCGACTCAAATCCTGTTAATTTCATCTCCGTTAACTCCTTTACTGTTATATATTATATATAACTATTATTTTATCGTAGTTGTATGTATATATATTATTATTGTGTATGTTGTTTAATTAATATATAACTTATGTTATAATAATAAATACTGCTTGGTGCAGTTAAGGTATGAGCAAAGGCCTTTTTGTTTTTGAGGATATTTGAGGGGCTAAGTGGGGCTGTTTGTCGCTTTTCGTATACACCCCCAGGGCACCCAATACGTGCGCTGCTCAGCTCTCAAACATCAAGCGTTTTAAATTGTATCTATTGCATATACAATTCATCTATACCCTTTCAACTCTTCGCTAAACAACTGTTTTGTGCATAGTTGTAATAACTCAATAGCTCTCAAAGCCTTGTAAATAAAGGGTTTAGAATTGTGTGTATTGCATATACAATTACTTGGCATTATCAACCATGTTATTATCCGACAATGCTTTAATATTCTGACTATTTGCACCGCCTAACTGTGGTAATTCATTAGCACTTAACGCTCTCGCTTGCTGTCTGCTGTCGCTTGTGTATGGTGAAGCCCAGCCGTAACGCCTGTTGAGTATTGCAATAACTCCAACTGGATTCTTTGCTCCGGTCACGAGCTTATTTGAGAGACTTTCTTCTTGATATTTTCTCAGTTTTTCCAAAATCTCCGATGCTATCGGGCTTAGCGTATTCTTCCCCCAATCATAAATAGTGCTATCAGGTATTCCAGTTAATGAACTAAAACCTAATATACTAACCTCTTTATCATATTTCATACACATATCATATATATATATATCTAATACATACATTACTAATTCAAAATTATAACTATTAAAGTTACTCTCTTTATACATACCATTATCTAATTTATAATTTTCTTTTGACTTAAAATAATTAATATCAAATAACTTTTTTTGGATATAATACAAAGCACTATTCCAAACACTTTGTGATTCTTTTTTAATATCCTCAATCTTATTTACTTCACAAAATTCATTTAGATAAAATAATAAATCGTTTTCATAAATCTCAATGTCTGACATGTAGCACGTCCCCCAAAAAGCCAAAATAAAAAAGCCCGCACCACCCGGAACAATTCCAAGTGATACGAGCTAACCGGCATTCGCTTATTAATTTAATTAAATTAATAATAATCAAATCTACTTATTTTGTCAATATACTGATTATTGGATATATAACAATAACTGTATTGATTAATATATACCACATCACACATATATATTAATTATATTATATAAAAAATAAAAAGCCGGTCACAAAAACCGACTTTAAATTTTAAAATGGGCACTCGTTGTTATTGCTTTCCAGCTCGTCCAGCTTGTCCAATACTAATTTGTTTACAAATCCATTAATTGTAAGCCCTTGCGCCTGTATTCGGTCCTTTGTGCCCTTTGGCAATTTACAAGTTATTGAGTCCCAATTTTCCCGGGCTTTTTCATTCTGTCGCTTTATTCTTTTTTTATAGTTTTCAATAATTTTCTTTTCGTCCATTTATTACACCTCATTATTTTAATTAATAGTATCAATAGTTACTAGCAATATTACTATATATCAATATTGCTATACATAAATATATAATAATTAAATTACTATGTCAATAACTATTTCAATAATACACCAATACAATATTGTAATATTTTATTGCATTATATAGTAGAAATAATAATTAAAATAATTATTTTAGTATTTTTGCAATTTTTATTGCAATAAGGTATTGACATATTACGTGCAATATAGTATTGTATAGTCAAGTCGAAAGGCAAGGAACAAAATAACATTTTATTAAATATGGAGGTGCTTTTATATGGAAAGAATCAAAGAGTTAGAAAATGAATTAACAAAAGTTTGCGGCACTCACGAAAATGATTGCTCCAAGTGCCCAAAACAAAAAGAATGTGAAGAATATTGTAAATTGGCGCAGATTTACGAAATAGTAAACAGATAAAAAAGAGGGTCTAAATATGAAAACAAACGATACAATCAAAGTACATTTATACGATTTGCACAATAAGGAGATACAAACCAGAAACTATGGCAAGGTTTTTCGTGTGTACGAAAAAGCCGGAAAACTTGGAATCGATTGGAACACAGAAAAAAGCCCATACACCTGCAAGGGTGATGTGTTTGCACCATTTGAAACCTTTGCGCCATCTGTAATATTTGAAAATATTGAAACCGGGGAACTTTTCCACTTCTCAAATATTAAAAATGCAGTTGTTAGAATAGCATAGCCGAAACGCTCCGATTTTGGAGCGTCAGCCGTGGGATGGTCTCCCGGCTCTGATGATGGCAGACCGTAGAAAATGAAAGCGAGGTTTTGAACATGGAAAAATATATAATGGTTGTAACAAATGAACAGATAGAAAGAAGCAAGGCGCGCAAAAAAGCCATTGAAGCATTGGAGTACAACCCAATGTGCTACAACTGCAAGAACTTTGGAAAATCTTGCAAAGGGTCAACAAATAAAGTATATAGCGGATGCGTCTATAAAGAGGTTGACGAATCTAAGCCGTCTATATATGCACAGATTGCGGAACAAATAAAATAGTCGAAACCGCCGCCCCGGCGGTCTGTAGGAATTGCCCCACCTACACCGATGAGACAGGGCAAACAATGAAAGGACGGTTGATTTTATGACAAAAGCGGAACTACTGAAAGAATTTGACAAACTGCAAAAAGAAAAAGAAATACGTATTGAGGGCATACACTGCAATAGTAATAAAAGCACAATAGAAAATGCTATTGAATGCCTAAAATGCCCGGATGAGCTGCTAGAGAAATACTTAACGGTTGTAAGTCTCAAATATGAAAATATCGGGCGCACAATTGCAGAAAATGGAGACTTCAAGTGCCACTCCTTCAACCGGCTTTACGTATTTAATACAGCAAGACAGATTTTAGCAAATTAGCGAGGTGTAAATATATGAGATATTGCGGACGACAGAAAAACGGAAAAGCGTTGTTATTAACGGACGATGAAATTATAAACAATGCACTTGAACAGGAAAAAAGCGGAATAAAACCGCATTATGCTTTTTATGATTATAAGAACCATGAAAAAGTAACTCCGGCGGGCTGGCTTGTATGGTCTTTGCGTGATGGCGGTTGCGGTGTAGTTTACCGCCGTAAGGATGGGAAAATGATTATTACAACCGGACTACAAGGTGATTTTTGTTATTGTTAGGGGGGCGCAATATGAGAGATTTAATCGAGCTTTTAAAGGCTTTCGGGCTTTTTGTGTCATGCCTTGTAATTGGGTATGGTGGTTTGTTTTTATTTTTTTATTAAATTGCAATTAGTAAGTTACATATTTCAACAAAAAGTCGCATAACTCAACTGATACTATCGACTTAATTTTTATTTAATTAGGAGAAATAAGAAAATGACAAGAATTGAGAAAATGATAAAAGACGGATATCCCAAAATTATAAAAGGTAATGGAGGATATAGAGCATATTTGAAAGACATGCAACCTCTAGGTGGTGGTGATTATATGGCTATATATCGTTATCCCGGTGGGGAATGCTGTCACAGCCTAGAAGAGATACAAAAATGCTTTGAAATCATTGAACAATAAGGGATGATATTGGAATAATTTGCAAGCTAATAGCGGTACAAATTAACAAGATGTATTCTAGCCGGTTCGATTCCGGCTATTAGCTTTATATATAAGGCTTTTCAGGCTTATATTATTAATTTAATTATTTTATTTATAGGTGCTTTTATACGGCTTTACGGCTGTATATATTGCACTCCGTCCGCGCGTCCGGTAAATAATCGCGCCAAGAGGTTTTGCAAATGCCTTTATATTTGCATCAGGCTCAAGAGGTGCAACGCCTGAACAAATAATTGTGCGCCCTTTATAGGTGCTTTGCGTTACCACCTAATAAAAACAGATTAACGCATGACAGACCGCAAAAAGGCCAAAAAACAGCTTATAAACCATGTACTAAAACAGAAAAGAGGGTTAATGAATGGATAACGAACTAACTACGCTTGACGCTGTAGAACGTGAAATAAGAGCACGCTACAACGGCAAATATCAAAGCGCACCGGAATATCAGGCAAGCGAGCGCGCCACACGTAAAGCGATAACAGACATTTTTAGAGCTGTCGCAGAGTCGGGCGCGTGTGACGATGTTACCGCGCTTATTAGTGGCAAGGAATACCGCCGGACGGCTTTTACTAACTATCTGAATCACAAAAACTATATAAGTCCAATAATTAAGGCTTGTTATAATTAGGGGGTGTATTATGTCAAAATATGAATATTTGGGGAAAAAAGAAATATATAAGCGAGTCAAGGCACTAGGCTATGAAATGCCAAAAATAAGTGACTTTGATTATATCAAATACGACTGTATAGAGTGGATGGAGTCACATGAACTAAAAATAACAGTTCAAAGGTCCGGCGAATGGTTGCAAGTCGTAGAAAAGCGCGCGCACGCTCACCCGGTCACATTGTTTTGTGACTATCAAGCCGGAAAATATATCACGCGTTACCATTAGGGATATTTTATATCCCTTTTTGACGTGTCCAAAATCAAGCGTGCAGCCGTTGGAGCTGTCGCAAGTTGTCCGGGTATAGTTCCGGGTGCTGTAGTACATTGACAAATTAACAAAAATATTCTATGATTTTATGATATACACATTTAAAGCCGTGTATTTGACGATTTAAGGGTTTTTAAACGTGTTAGCGTGGATTTTATCGAGTGCGCTACAATGAGCCGTAAAATGAGCCGTTTACAATGCTTTATAATATTGCTGCAGAGCTTTAAGCCGTCAAGCCGTGCCGGGTGCGAGTTGTTACAAGTCAGGCGCACCAATTCACGGAAAATGTTTGAATTTTCAGAAAACTTCACTCAATTAAAGTGCAGTGCGAGTTCTTTGCAAGTTCTCGACAAGTTTTTGCAAAATTTTGCAAACGGATTTTTGAAATCGAAAAAGTCAAAGGTACGGGGGTACTTTTTTCATCCTAAAATTTTTAGGAATTTGAATTTTGAACTGCCAAAAAATAAATACTCTTGGCACTGTAGTCGCCCTCTCCTAGTTTTTCAATCAATTTCTGCCGTGTCATTTCTGGATTAGTCCGGTGTATGTATTCTAATAGTCTGTCTATTCTATCCATATTTCTGCTCCAATAAATTAAATATTTTGTCAGCCGTGTATACAATATTCCGTCCATACAAGCTCATAAAGTCTGCGATTATTTCCTCTGTTTCTATGTCAATGTCACAGCCGTATGAAAATGAGTACACATGCACTAGCTCGTGGCATAGTATCTTGTCAGCCATGTAATCAGACACATTATCAGCTATCGTCACTGTCTTGGTTGTGTTGTCGGTTACTCCTAGGCTTATTGTGCCGTCAGACCGCCTTAATTCGTTTGATGCGGGCTTTTTAAATTGTATGTGCCACAATATATCATTAACTCTTATATCCATGCTTATACCTTCTAAAAATGGCTATGAGCATTACTACCCATAGCCTTAATAATTACAGTTTTGACGCAAGATTGCTCATTTTGGTGCGCAAAAGGTTGCGTTCATCGGGTGTCATGTCATTTAAAAGCTCCGATATATCTCCGCTCAATTCACGGATATACATGTCAAGAGCTTTCATTTTATGCTCTTTGTCCTCTGTAGAAGCTCCTTTGTGCATTTCCTTTGTCTCGGTATAATGTCTCTTTGCTCTGTCATAATTGCTTTCACTCACATGTGGTGCAATCGGTTCAGAGTAGTACATCTTACCTTGGCTCTTATCCATGTCACGCATATACTCCATGTCGTTGTAGTTTACCGGCATATGATAATATGGTGGCTCTTCATATCCTCTACGTGTTCCACGGCCTTTAGGGGCAAATCTGCCATTTGCATAGCGATATTGGTCGTAATATCTTCTACCACTTTCTTCGCCATATTCTGCCTTAAGGCTTCTTAGGAGTTCTTTGTCGTACTCTTCTTCCTCTTCATCAGCCTTTTTCATAGCCTTGGAAATTATTGAATGATACTCAGCTTCTGCAAGGTCTTTTATCATATCTACGACCTGTCCCATCTCGGAAGTGTCAACATTCTCAACGCCCTTTTCAAGCTCGTTGACAGCTTTCTCTGTAAGACACTCCTGCATTTTGTGTATTCTTTCAACGTGCATACTCTCGCCCCCTAACCAATTCGATTTACTGTGATGTTAGCATTTGCAACACTGATAGCCTGTGCAGATGTATTCTTGACAGAAATTGCCTGACAGCATCCGCAAGGAAGCCATACATCTGTTGCCATAGACACATTGTTAAATGCTTCAACTGCTGTTGGCGTAGAGATTGCCAGTGTAGATAAGTCCGGCTCGCCCTCGACAGCAATAGCTAATGAAATTGCTCCTGCGGTTCCGCCTGTAGGAACTGCAATATTTCCGTTAAATTCTACTCTGTACTTTGCTTTGCAAGTGTTGGTAGCGCCTTTAAGGTTAATTAATCCGCTTCCTGTTCTGTGTGAAATATATCCTTTATTGCATACAGATGTTGGCGCATCTGTAAATAATACATTCCCATTTACTGCAACTGTCTGTGTTGCAATGCTTGAAAATTCAGCCATTTTTATTACCTCTCTTTCATAAAATAAAAAACCACCAACCGATATTAGTTGATGGTTTCTAAATTTGATTATGCACAATAACTCATAGCATATTTCTTGACGATATTTTCAAAAATAGCTTTAAGTTGTGGTTTTTCAAAGATAATAGCAATTTTTGTTGTCTCATTCTTAATTGCTGTTTTGGTATTGCCCGCTTTCTCCATGCGCTTTTTCTTATTGTCCTGCAATCTCTTTAAGCTACAATGTGCAGTGGTTTCCAATTCTCCGTAGAGTTGATTGTAAAGTATCTGATAGTCAATTTTGCTCTTGATTGAAATTTCACGCACCCTTGCATTGATTTCAGCTTTCCAATCTCCGATAGGCTGTGTAAATATCTCTTTCATATTGTCAACAGTCTGCTCAACTTTATTTATCTGCTCCGCCTGTCGTTTCTGTTCAAGTTGTTGCTGTGCTACTGACTGAAAGATTGTGTTGAACATTTTAAGCTCGGGTGACAATTGGGATATATCAATAGCTTTTTGCTTTACTCTTTCCTCTACAGTTGTAAAATATTCCCTTGCCTGTTCCGCTTTCTCTGAATTACCTTTAACAGATAACTTCTTGGCAAAATGAGCAGTGAGCTTGTAATCTACCGCTTTGTTACCCTCGACATCAATGTCGAACCCCCAATAATCCTCATTTTCTGTAGCAAACTCATTATCTGTAATATTAGTTTTTGCCCACCTTGAAAACTGCCCTTGTGCCAGCCCTAAAAAGTCATACAACTTTCTAGCTGTTGTCATACCCTCGCTATCAATGTTAAGTGCAACTTCAATAGGTGTTCTCATATCTATTACATTGTTAATCGCATTCATTATGCCACACCGCCTCTCTCTGCCATTAAGTGTTTCAGCAACAGTTTCTCCATATCGCCTGCCATTGTCTTTACTCCCTCCGTTGCGGTCGGATTTTCGTCTAATAACTTACCATATACAAAACAGTTCAGATAGTTTAGTGTGCTATAATCTCCTGTTTCCAATAGATTGTCTACCATATTGCAGATGTTGTCGTGTACTCCATTCAGAAAATACCAATGCTTATCTATAGACTTCTGATACACCTTTTCGGCATACTTCCTTATTTCCTCTAGCTCAATGCTCGTTGGCATACGGTCTAATATCTTGATAATGTCATCCTTGACTTTTAATGTGTCATACTCACATCTAAGGCCATCTAGCTCCCTTTTAAGCTCTGCCTTTGTCATTTCATCAATACTCTTGCGTTCTAATTCCATAATATCTTATCCTTTCAAAAAATACTTGATTTTCCGAAAGAAACTGATAGAATAGATTTATCAATCTCTTTCGGATTGGTGCTTTTAAAGTGTTGTGTTCGTTGGTAGCGGTGCAACACTTTATTTTTTTTGACTTCTTATCTTTTCAATGCCAATTCTGATTAGTTCTAGTATTGAATAACCACTTTCAGAAGAAAAGTCCATAATTTCTTTTTTCTCTTGTTTTGTTACTCTTACATAAATCCTATCATTCATTGGATTTTCAGATTTAGGTCTGCCTGTGCGTGGAGACATTTTAAACACCTCACTTTCTGTCCGCACATTTAATATATAATAGTACGCACAAAAAGTCAACCCCAAAATTCAAGTTTTTTAGAAAAATCAAATCTACAAATCATCAACTAATATTCGGTTTTCAATGTGCAAAAGGGCAAACATTATAGTCTGCCCTTTATCTTCCCGACATTTGTGTCGGTAACATCAAGTAATACTGCTTAGCAGACATAATCTCGACTAACTCTCAACTAAACTTGGACTAATCCTCGACTAAAAATGATTTTAATCGATTTAGATTGAGTTAAACTCAATTAAGATACTCAATTATTCATTTTTAGCAATTACAGCCGGTATTGCAACCACAGCCATATGCATAAGCATTTGGGTTAGGCACAACATAAGCTGGAATAGCCGTAGGATTTACAGAGTTGACAATCTGCTGTGTCTGTGCTGTCATTGCAGTAGTCAGAAGTGCATTTTGTCTATCCTGTGAAGCAGAAAGTTCAAGTTTCTGCACCTTATCTCTCAAATCCGCATTTTCCTTTGTACATAAGTAATCAAGAATAGCCCTCGTTCCTGCCTGCTGACTATCAATGATGTCTCTTGTGTTGCTATTCATTGTGTTCTGTAAAGCACAAGTGTTAGTAGCCATGTTGTAGTTTACGCCTTGGATGGCCTCTCTCGTCTCGCAGCCAATTTTGTTATCATGTAAGCTCTTTATCTTACATTTCTATCGGTTTCCTCGATAGTTCAGACTATATCTTCACCTATACTAACCATATAGGGTCGGGCACTCGTGTTGAGTTTATTGGTATTCGTCCTCACTCATTAGTCGTTGAAGCTTCAACACTACTGTTGTCGAAATTCGTGTTGCTTGCCTGCTGATTATCATATTCACATACATATTTCATGTTTTTCCTTTTTCCGGCTATATACGGAGCTAAATATCCTTTTTTCAATCCAAGCATTTCTTCTGCTTCTTTTTTTGAATTATATCTTACTCCATTTACAATGATAGGTTTTGAATGCAATTCGCTATTTTTACTTGGCACAAAATAATGATTAGTTTTGTCATCTGCATATCTGCATACGCATCCTTTGGGGGAAAATCCTTTTTTCGCCCAGTTTGTTATTGTAGAAGTTGAGACTTTTATTTTTTTTGCTAAATCAACGGCAGATTCGTATATTTCATCATTGTAAATAATTTCCTTACAACTTCCTTTATTATACCTTCCACCTTTGAACTCGACTTGTTTTGAATCTTCGTATCTACATATATCAAAATTACTACTAATCCCTTTTTTACACCATTTTTTTATAGTGTCATATGAAACGCCAAAATGTTCTTGAGCTGATTTTATAGAATTAAATTTATCCTCACCAATAATCACGCCTCTGCTTTTCTTTAGAGATACTCTTTCAGAAGTTTTTTTATCTTTCATTGGATTGTTTAAAATCATTCTTTTTCTCTGCTCTTTTGATTTCATTACATTATTTTTTGAATACTGTTCTCGTTTTTCATCTGTCCACCAATTCGTAACGCCACCGGCGCCACCTTTGTTTATATTGCACACGCATTGTCCGATGCACTTTAACTGAAAAACTCTTTCAAACTCATATTCAAAAGCTTCTTTTTCTGAATCAAATCGTTTCACTATCCTACTTTCACAATCATATCTTTTTATCATTTCATTAAATAATCGATTGTGTTTTCTTACCTTATAGCGATTTTTACATCCTTTTCCTACATATATTATTTCTCCTGTTTCTTTAATATACCATTCATATACATAAAACATGTTGTTCACCTCCGCAATTTATATGCTAATTATACATCAGTTTTATGCGAAAGTAAATGTGAACTTAGACTTTCCAGCAATTCACCCGATTGCCAACGCATATCACTATGCGTAAGTACCTACTGCGTTTACGTTAAAAGTAAACAAATTCAAAATGGCTTTTTTGAATTTATTTAAGCACTGAGCAAGCTGTGACTGTAAAGCGTTGGTATTCTGCATATTAGCAACTGTATCAGCGTTTACTGCCTGTTGTATGCCGTATCCGGTCTGCATGATATTTGTGTTAATACCGTTAAAACCTGTGAGCATACTGTTGTTCATGGCATAAAAGCCGTCACAAAGTCCGTTGGAAATGCCGTCTAACTTGCTGATAACTGCCTGGTTGTCAAAACCTCTCTGAATTTCACTGCCGACACCACCATTAGTGCCACCGAAACCACCAAAGCCGTTACCCCAGCCTCCAAATATCGCAAATACTACGATAAGGAACCAAAGCCATGAGCCGTCATTCCAGTTATTTCCGTTGTTTCCGTCCAAATTCGCCACGATAGGTACGCTTGGACAATTTCCTGTGTTGAACATCTGTTTTACCTCCAAAATTTATTTCATAAAGAGCCGTGCGCACGTTCTCTCATATGCTATATCCCAAAATTACCTCTAATCTGCTTCATTACATCGTCAGGGTTAATGCCCTTTTCTTTGCATAGGTTTCTTGCCATTTGCTCAATTCCCTTGCTGTTTCCACTTTGAGCCATGCTCATTGCATTCTGAATCATTGGATTTCCCATTACGCGATTATTGCTCATTATCTGTTGCATTATTCCCATTACATTCATGCTTTTTCACTCTCCTTACTTTGTGTTCGTGGAGTTTTTCTTTGCGCTCCTAAAGATAATTGCTCAATTTTCTCTGATAGTTCGTTGAGCTTTGCCATAATGCCCTCTGTAGCTTTCTCTGATAGGTCAAATTCAAGCTTTTCCGTGTCACCTGATAAAATGTCTGTCTTATCATTCAAAACCGGTTTAAAAGTCAACGTGCGGATTGTTCCGTCAGCATTCCAACTCTTGGCATATATCTCTGTTAAATCCTGTTTTGGAAAAAATGCTACACTGCCGTCCATTGGCACCTCGTTGGGATTAATGGTCTCAACTGCCTGTACTACTCTGCCACTTATTCCTTGTGTCGGTTCGGGCTGTTGGTATCTCTGATAGTTTGCCATTGGGTTGTACTGATATGCTCCATAATTAGGTGTATAATTCATCATTGGTTGCTGATACGGCATGTTCATCTTTGTTATCCTCCAAAACTTCCTCTATCGCTTTAATGACAAGGGATAATGTCATTAAGTCGATTTTCTGTAACTCGCTTTTAGCAAATATTTGTTCTCTTACTTCATCATCAAACATAACATCATCTCCTTATGCCTAAATTGTGGCATAAAAAAAGGGGCTGTAAAATAAGTCCCTAATATAAGAAACGCCAATTCCGGCAAATGTCGGTTTTGGCGTTTCTTTGTATTAACTTTTCTATTT